ATGTTCACGCTGGTTCTTTTTGTGTGCTACCTGGATGGCGGTTGTGAAGATATCGTGGTTGATGTCTACAAAACTGAGAAGCAGTGCCTGATATCGATGGACGATCAACGTATTCGTAACGGAGGGTGTTTACCCGCGGATGACTACATCGATAGTTTCTGGCACCCGGCCCAGGAATACAGCGATTTTTGATTATTGCAGTTGTACCAGCGTTAACTCGCCGCCAAATACAGCACCGGTATCAATATAATGCAGATTCTCGCGATCCAGCCGATGGCGCAACGGCGTGTGGCCAAACCAGAAGTGATCCGCACCGCGAATCCCACAACCGTTGTTCATTAGTCTCGAACGATCCCACAGCACACGCTGTAAATCGATCTTTTTTAGCCACTGATAATCATCATCCGGGTAATCGGCATGAGCAATAACGTGTATGCCGTTTTGACAGTGCAGCTCCAGAATCCAGGGTAATTGCCAACACTCTTCAAGAGCGAATTTCGCTGCCGGTTGCTCCGCCTGCGCATACCACGAGCCACCATTCATTAACCACATGAATTTATCCCCCGTCGCCAGCGCGTCCAGCGCCATCTGTTCATGATTCCCCCTGACCGCGACAATCCAGCGTTTACGCAATAATTTCAGGCAACGCAAACTGTCTGGTCCACGGTCAATAACATCCCCCACTGAAACCAGCAGATCCTGCCAGGGATCAAAACGGTACTGGCGCAGTTTAGCCATCAGTATCGAGAAGCAGCCGTGGATATCCCCAACCACCCAGACGTGACGCCACTGTGTACCGTCGATTCGTTGATAGATATTGTCAGGTCGTCCCATGTCGCCTCCAGAGTACAAGGGTACCTGGTTATAATTTTAGCAATGATGGTAAAAAAGCCTGGACGATCGTGGGCAGGAGTATGGTATGGTTTATGGAGAATGCAGCATGCGATAAGACGTGTTTTGCCCTGGATGGCATCGCATTCGCCAAATAAAAAGAGACCGAATACGATTCCTGTTTTTTCCAAAATTATTTTTTATCCTTTATTTTCAATGCAATAACAAACCTTTAGAACCAAAAATGCACAAATAAAGGTGTATTTTCAGGTACTAAAAATCATATAGTTAGCCAAAATTTCGGACATATTCGGACCGGTTTCGGACGGTTTTTCCTTCCAAAATTGAATGCGTTGACGCCAGCAAGCATAAAATAGAATAGATAAGCCGTACTGTTCAGGAAATGTTTGAAGAGGCTGATATGTGGCTGGTTTCAGATTAAACACCTTGAACGGTCATGTTGCTTAAATTGTATTAATTCATACCTGATCTGGCACTCTTATGGCACAGAGCGAAACCTAATCTGACAGTCCGCTGTGTGCCAAGAGCGGAAGTTGCTAGCCTACGCTGGCCGGGTGGCACTGAGTTCGTGTTATACATGACAAAACGGCCACAAAGGTAGAAAATTAAGGTAGATTTAGAACACTGTAGAATAGAATAAACGGGTTGATTTTACCTCTAACTCCTTGGAAACTATCGAATGGACGACCATAATATTCCACTAGTCTATCTTTTAAACACTGATGTTGGTTCTGACAAAGCACTTCAAGCATCTGGCTTTAATGCACACAGATATAAACTGAATGGTTATGTTGTACAGGAACAGTCTTATCTCGCTAAATCAATTGCTTATCAGCATAGAATTCCTGATAACATTCACGAAGCTGAAATTATAGTTATCGATACTACGCTGAGTAACTTTAGCCATGGGGCAGGAAGAACGTCGTCAGTTAGTGTGTATTTTGAACATACACCTTCTTATGTTGACTTGCTTCCTATTGATATGTCCGTAATCAGCAATGGAATTTTTTCTACTAAAAAAAAACAAGCAGTTGTTGTTTTTTGCAGTAGTAATACTGACATGTTTTATGCAATAGAAAGTGGTCCTACCAGGAATCCTCGACAAATCAGATATAGTACCTACGATTTTAATGATAGTTACCTTGGCGTTATTGATAGAACAGGTAATCGCTTTAAGAAACCAGATAATGTGATTGCTAAAGATTTAACAGATTTGATATTTAAATACTCACGCGGCAGTAATTATAATGTTGTTTTTAATGGGGTTAATGGACAGGATTTGATTTTAGCTGAAAATGAAGGTGGAGAGGTTCTATCTTTTATAAGGGTAATAAAAGAAAAAACTTTTATCTTCCTACCAGTTATTAATAACAAAACTGAATTCTTAAATGAATTGTTTAGCAGTGTCTTACCTGATATACCTTTTTTTGAAGATTATTTTCCAAACAATGGAAGTTTTCAATGGATTAATAGCGAGTTATATCTTTCTTATGAAGAAAAGACAAAATCTAATGAGATTGAAGAACTAAAATCCGAATACGAAAAAAATAATTTAAAACTACAAAGTGAGCTAAGTGATTTAGCTAACAAAGATGAGAATATAAAAACAAAAGCTTTACTTACTGCGACTGATGATGAACTTGTATTTTCGGTAAAGTGGTTCCTTAATTATATTGGTTTTGAAAACGTAATTGTTCCGGATGAAAATATTAATGAAGAAAATGGTGAGGTTTTTGAAGAGGATTTAAATATAGAAACACCTTCTATAACATATCTTTTTGAGGTGAAAGGAATTGGCGGAACTTCATCTGATGACCAGTGTGCTCAGATTTCAAAGATAGTTTATCGTCGTGAAGAGGCTAATCCTGATCATAATTACAAAGGCGTTTATATAGTAAATCATCAACGCCAGAAAAACCCCAAAGAGAGAAAAAACCCGCCGTTCTTCGAACAGCAGGAGCTAGATGCTGCAATAGCTCGCAGAGGCATGACTTACACATATGAACTATTCCAAGTGTATCATATGATTGAGTCAGGAATACTCGATAAAGCTGATGTAAGAGAGGCCTTCAACCAGCGCGGCCTTATAGATTTCCACAAATCATTTAAGCCTCTAACCTGCGACCATACCTTCCGTGAAATCAATGTGTACTCTTTTGACCTTACCAGTACACCTGGCACGACTATAAGTGAAAAAGATAGGGTTGTGGTGAAGGATGATGACAACCACTGGCATTTACTATCGATTGTCGGGATACAGGTAAATAAAAAACCAATCGAAGAAGCAACTTCGGATAGCGGTGCTAGTGCCGGAGTGAAAGTAGACAGACTTGTACCAGGGGCGAGAGAATTTTTCCTTTTGAAAAAATAAACAAAGAGGCCCTAACGGGCTTCTTTGTTCTATCTTATTTATTCATCATTTATGAGTTGATGTCCGTTTTTCGCTCACAGCGGACCTTCAGCTCAGTTACCTGGTCCGCTTCGTGCCAGAAGCGGACGTTATCCACTTCCTTCCAGATCAATCAATTTGATTAAAAGAAGCTTGTTAATGTTCAAATGCACATTAAAAAAACAAGGGCATGGTTATTATTTATATGTTTTTAAAATATTCTTCCATGTCTTCCATTTGATGACTTACAATCTCAGTAACACCAGGTATTAATGGAAATAAATGGTTTCTCCTATCTTGCTCAAAGAAGAATTTTAACAAGGCTTCACAAGATTTGACGTACTTACCAATATCAGTAGATAGTAATTCTGAAAGCACTTGAGAAGTAGAGCTGGATTTACTATGAATTATCTCATTTCTTAACTCCTCTAATTTTTTAAAATGTCCCCAGAATGGTTTTTGAGCAGGGGAAATGCAATGATAAATATCCGGGAGTATTTTGGAAACTTTTTCTGTGGTAGATACCCATCTTTCAATACCTAGCTTGTCATAAACTTCAATAACCCCGATTTTGTTTGAATGTTTTTTATAAACATAATCATCTGGAATAGCTGAGTTACACATCGCCTCTATAGCTTTGTAGCTGAATACTATTGCCTTTTGAACTTCTTCCAGATAATCATAAATTTCAACCACATCATTTTCATAAAATTTTTTGTTTTTATCTTTTCCTATTTTTTGAACGATTGACTTTCTAAGTCCTTGTGACTTTTTAAGTGAGCCATTGGCGATATGCATTGATAATGATATTTCATTTGGTCTAGATAAAGATATTTTTTTATTTTCAATTTTTGCATCTATAGACTCTTGCAATATCACGCACTTGTCTTGCTTCACATCTACACACACCACAGGTGTGTTTGAACGAGATATGAAGTTTATTTTTTGCTTATCATTGGATGCTTGAGACCAATTATCAATGCTGTGTGAAATTATATAATCAGAACCAACTGTGAGCGCTCTTGATTTATCACTCATAATACCCTCTGTTATAGATAATAATGAAATTTTGTATATCTTAGCATTGATAGTTCAGGCATGCGAAAGGTTTGTAAAAGACTTCAGAGTGTTAATAATGCCTTTATGAATTGTGATATGAATTGCGGATGTCCGCTCTTCGCTCTCAGCGGACTGTCAATCATTCAATACTCGCACTATCGAACGTTCGCCAGTCGGCCGCAATCATGCTCTGCATACGGTGTGGTTGCAGCAACTCTCGTTACGGTTCACCATCAATTGGCTAGTCAGGTCATCTTTAATGATTTCCGTTATTACGCCAAATATCGGCAAAGGAACACTGCTTGATATGACTCAGCAATCTATGGTTATCATATATTAGAATAAAGCGACAATTTCAGGAAAAATAATACCATTGAAAATTATTCACCATTGAACAATCCTTTGCAACAACCAGTTATTTTGTACATCCGTTGCTTATCAGTTTTAATATCACATGATGCTTCCCGACTCATGTTGATACTGATAGAATGTTTCCATGTGACTGATATCAAAAAATATGTATTCAACATTCTTGTAGTTATTGGATAGGTATAAAAAACGGATTGCTTAAAAATGAACTCATCTATTACCATTGTTACAGCATTTTTCGATATAGGACGAGGAGACTGGACGAGTAATAAAGGTTTCTCTCCTCACTTAGAGAGAACAGCTGATACCTATATTCAGTACTTTGAAAATCTGTCTGAATTGGATAATGACATGGTCATTTTCACATCCAGTGAACTTAAACCCAAAATTGAAGCAATCAGAAATGGGAAAAACACTGTTGTAGTGGCTTTAGATATTAATAAAAAATTTCAACACATCAAAAAAATAATTGCGCGGATTCAAAAAGATAACGAGTTCATAAGCAAACTTGAAACTCGCCAGTTGATAAACCCCGAATACTGGTCCCCAGACTATGCACTGGTTTGCAATCTGAAAACATATTTTGTAAACAGAGCTATAGAGTTAAATCTTGTGAATGATGATATGGTTGCATGGGTTGACTTTGGTTACTGTCGTAATGCAGACGTAACCAGAGGGTTATCTCGATGGGACTATCCTTTTGACCGAAACAAAGTAAATTTCTTTACAGTTAAAAATGGCTTGACCGTCAAAACTATCCATCAAGTTTTTGACCACATGATTAACAATCGTTCCTATATTATTGGTGGGGCAATTGTAGCAACACAAAAGAAATGGAAAGAGTTTTACAAACTGGTTTGTCAGTGCCAAATAAAAACACTCAGAAACAATATAGTTGATGACGATCAGGGTATTTTTATAATGTGCTATCATTACAACCCTAAATTAATAAAACTAAATTACCTGGGTAAGAACCGCTGGTTTAATCTGTTTAAACTATTCGGAAGGAAAGATGTAATTACTTTATTAAGAAGACTAAAGGTCTCTCTTATAGGTAAATAATTTTTAATTGATGTATGAACAATGCCGATTCTAATCAGCCCCGGCATTGTTTTGCTTAAGTCTGTTATATGGGCAATGGAGATTCAGGCCAGATGATGTTTTGAGCATCCTCGGGGTTAATTCGGTTAAGCATTACACGGTACTTTTTCCATGCAAGAAGTGCTTTCGATTCGTCTTCCGTCGCAATGTCCAGATCAACTGCATCCTGGAGAGGAGCAATAGCAGATGTTGCAATCATCAACAGGTTTGCTTTTTCCTGCGCAGCCTGTCCCTGAAAAAATGCTTTTTCCGCTTCTGCATCATGAACCCATTGTGTGCCGTCCCATTTAACATATCCCCCTTCGGGAGCCACTGATACAACATTATCAGGCAGGGACCCCAGCGTCTCAATAACAGTGGGTCTACCTGTGCTGATGTCATAAACGGTCTCTCCCCGGTGGTCTTCTACTTGCGACCACTTATTGGTCTGAATATCGAAAACAGCCACGAACCCCGCCTTCACTTTTGGCGGTGCTCTATCGGTACTATACGCAGGTAAGCCTGTATTAGCCGGAATAAACCCATCCCCCTTACCGATAAACTCATTCGTTGCTGATGAAAGGTTGTAAATAGTAATAACGCGGTTGGTATCGGTCATTTTAAAAGCCATTATGCAAGCCTCACTAAATAATTAAATGCAGTATTTTTTACAGTGTTTTCAGCCTGACCAGATGGTGAAACCGTCACACCATGGCTGTGCGCGCCAATGTAAACAGAGTGAGCATGCGCTCCAATACCCACCACGTGATCATGTGCACCAATTCCTACAGCGTGAGCATGGTCGCCAACGCCACCAACAGCTCCCCAGTTTGTTCTGTCAGAGCCAGTATTGGACATTGCAACGACATCCCCTGCCTGACCGAACTGCGTTCTACCGGATATAGGGTGATTGTGTGCCCCCGCGCCGGTTGTTGATTTAGTACCGTAGTCAAAAACTGATACCGATTTGGTGCCATAATCAAACCCGGTTGTATCCCTGCTTCCGAGATCGGTACTTGCGATCGTTGCGCCGTGATCGTGCCACTTAATACCATCCTGTTCTTGTGTTAATACCGCTCTACCTGTTGGGTTGCCTTTTATCGTCTGACCACGCATATCAGGAATAACCCCCGCAGGATATGCCACAGCAAGTAATGGATAGGCAGATTTATCAAACGATTGGCCCTGCATAAGCACATGGTTAGCAGGCGGTATATCCGAAGGCCATGGTATGGGTGCGCCTACGGGGTAATACTCATAAGGAGGATTTGCTGTATTAAAATCCCTGTGCCAGCCTGGCAAGTAACCATCGCCATGATTGATGTAGGTAAACTGAGCGGAAGGCGTTCCATTTCCGGCTGTGGTGGTTGGCGTGGTGATACGAATAGTCATCGCATCACGCACTCCCATAACCTCAACTACCGAGCCAGCAAGACTGATATTCCCGCATCCCGTATCCGTAATAACCCTGTTATCACCGTAGGACCATGAACCTTTGCATACCCAATAGGGATGATTAAATGCCCCCTGATTTTCAAGCCAGACGATAAAGTCCGCTGTTGTCCAGTTACCGCCTCCACCAATACTGACCGAGCCACTGAAAGCTCGCCCGGCACCGATATTACGTACAAACGAATCCGGTTGCGGTACATCAGCGCCGTTCTGATTTTTTTGCAGCGAACCGGCTGCTCGATTTATCGTTTCTACCAGGCCAAGGTTTTGTAGAAATAATGCGACATTAGGAATATCACTGCCGTTCCGGTCTTTAGCCAGTCGCGCATTCGCATTATCCATTGCGATCTTAACTGCTGCCGGGGTGGCGGCCTGCGTTTCACTGGTGCTGTTCACCGAACTGCTAAGTTGAACCAGCCCTCTTTGTTGTGTTGTACTATCGAGGACACCAATGGACTCACGCGATGTTTTTTGTGCTTCCGCGCCCCGCGCCTTTATCTCTTTCAGGTACTGGTCAATACGCAGGAATAACCCGTCGCCGGTTGCAACATTCAGAGTGATATTTGAGGTATCTGATACCGCCAGGCGAAACTGCATATTAACGCTGACGCCACCAACCGGCTTATCGATCGATGGGCAGTTTGCCACCGCGTAAAGCTCTCCGGCGTCAGTCATTAAACCGACTTCGCGAACGGTGAATCCACCAACCCCGGTCGGCAGGACGATTTTTGCCATTAACTGCGTGGACTGCTCCGGGGACACCACCAGCTCAGCGATATCTCCCCGGTACGTTTCATTGATTAACCGGATTTGCGACGGATCAGGTTTAACCTGCTTGCCATTACTGTCACCCACCACAAAGTGAGTCAGTACAATCAGGCGACCACTGGCCAGCGCCTCCGCCTCCAGTTCTTTACCCCGGTTAGTGATAATTGAGTAGTAATCAGCCATGAGATTCCCCGGCAAAAATGTCCACATCGATATGCGCTGTTGTCGCACCCGAAATATAAAAAGCCCCGTCCATACCCACATTCGCCATCACATCGATTTTGCTCAGATAGCTGCGCAGGTTCTTGGCCCGCTCGGTAAGCTGGCGGATCTGATGATAGAGAGCGTCACTGACCCCCTCACTGCTCTGTACTTCGATCCGGAAGGTGTAAGGTTCAGCGCGCGGGGTGTCTTCCCACCACTCAACCACGGTCGTGGGCAGGTTCACTGACCCGAGAGAACGGCGTACCGCCCCGGCCGTTCCTCTGTGCTGATGAACATAAGCGGCATCTTTTATCACCTGTCGCTTCTGCGCCTCTGTCCAGCCGTCATCCCAGAAATCAACGGCATGCTCCCAGGCCAGCCAGGGGAGAAGATGCGCCGGACAGGTGTCAGGATTTTTGGACTTGCGCACCATATTGGTATCGAGGGTGGCGATTTGCTCAGCGCTGGCCTGCTCCTGCGCTCTCTCTTCATGAAATGCGCCAGGAGGAAGCAGAGATCGAAACTTAGCCGTCATTGCTGCTTACCTCCCTGCGGGTAACATTAATGGCGGTACACCAGGGCGCTTTACCCGGTTCCGCTTCCAGATCTGCCACCGGAGATATCAGCCTTACCCGGACCACACCGGATTGCTGCAGCGCGGCATAAATGGCGGACAGCGGGACGACGGTTTTAATCCGATGGGAAAGCGTGGTGTACGACCGCAAAACATCGATGGCATTATTCAGCACCGTACTGGCGTCCGGTCCTTCCGGGATCTCCAGCTCTGCCGTAACGGCATAGTTTGCAATCGTGGCACTTTTAACCGTCACGTAGTCCGTTAACGGGCGGATTTCATCCGCATTCAGTGTGCTGTTAACCTTATCAAGCAGGGACTGCCCCGCCGCCCCATCCCCGGTACGTGACAGGACATAGACATCAACGTAGCCGGGCTGGTTATGGGTTTCAGGCCCATAGGCATCGGCATCCAGCACATCCGTATCGGCAGACTTCGCATGAAAGCGGTATGAGTTGCGCGCGCCTGCTGTATTCAGCTGCGCCCATGAAAGCTGGATACGTTCGCGAAATGCCGCATCGTCTTCCTGTTCAGGCTCCACTGGCGGAATGGCAAGTGGATCGCCGGGCTTAATCACCTGCCGTTTAACGTTGAATGCGGCACCTATCTGGTCAAGGTCAGCCTCTTTTGCACTCGCGAGAAATACCGCCCGCACGGCATCATTAACCCGCTGAAAAGCCAGCGTAAGCTGGTAGGCATTCACCTCCCCCTGTTTAAACGTCGGATCGGATTCCACCAGCGCATCAAACTGCTTATCAAGTTCCCGCAGGCGCGCCAGCCACCGGGTGAAGATTTCAGTTGCATCAGGCACCACAATGGCATCCGGTACGTCCAGTTCGGACAGGTTGATCACGTCATAGCTGCTTGCCATAAATCGTTATGTCTCCCGTTCTGACAGGTAAATTGGTTTCCTTGTTGATCCCCTCGATATCCAGCACACAGCCGGGCTGCCCTTCAGGAAAGGAAACAAACACACGTGTTACCTTCAGCCGCGTCTCCCACCGGGCCAGAGCGGTCGCAGACGCAGCGATTATTTGTAGTCGGGTCAAATCATCCCGGGGGTTATCCACCAGCGAAAACAGATCACTGCCATAGTCCCGGACAAGAACCCGGCTCCCGATGGGAGTGGTCAGTATGTCGCTGACGGACTGGCGCAAATGGGCGACGCCGGACAGGCGTTTTCCGGTCCGGTTGTTTACACCGTTCATGATTAAATTCCGTTGCTGAGTCGCCGGATGGCGGGAGGGTTAACCGAAGTAGGACGGGCCTTTTTTGTCCTGCTTTTCTGATTTTTTCGAAGCCGCTGCGGGTTTACGAATATCCACGACAAGGTTGTAGGTGTAGCTGAATCCTGCGGACGTCAGAGAAAAGACCAGAGACTCAACCACCCAGGCCCGATCCTCACGGGAACCAAAACCGGAACTCGACACACTTGCATCTGCTGTCAGCGGCACATGTTTCGGGCGACATGGCCCCGTGAGCGTCATTTTCTGCTCGTTACGCTTCGCCTGTGTTTTCCTGGAGTTTGCCTGTTGCTCGGCGGTGTTTTTCTCCGACTGGGTATAGGGATTGGTCATCGCCGGGCCATCATGTTCAACGGAGGAGGTCTTTGTCGTGCCGTCCTCCTCGTCGTAATAACGCACGCCGATTTTCTCTTTGGCTTTTCCTCCACTCCCTGTAGCTTTACCTGTCGAACTCCCCCGTTCACCTTCACTGTAGGACCAGTTTAATACTTCATCCGGTGTGATGGTGATCCCGCCAGTCTGTTTCCCTGAAGCCGTTGCCGTGGCCCCCTGCTGTAAAAAAAGCCAGTAGCCTCCTGATGGTTTGCTCACTGCGTTGTAGTCACGCGCAAGCCTTGCGAGCAGGTTGGCATCGGATTCAGCCACCTGATCGATGTGATTGATATGAATATCTTTCAGCGCGTCGGCCACGCGGGGGATCAGCCCGTTATCGGTGGCCACTGTTTTGACAATATCGGCAAGGCGAAGGTTATCCCAGCTCCGGGTTTTCTGGCTTGTCACATCTCCGGGTTGTTTCTGGGCGTTCATCGGAGCGGCGGTCGCATAAAGCTCAATACGCCTCGGCGGTCCGCTGCTCGAGACACCACTGACAACAAACCAGCCTTTATCGATCAGCTGATCATTGAATCCCAGAGCGACCCGAAGCCGGGCACCTTTGGTGGGTAGTGCCAGTGTTTCAGAGATGAGGCTGATTTTCAGTTCATCGGCTTTTGCTGTTGCCCCACCATAATCCGTCAGGGTCAGTTCACTCAGGCATTGTTGCAGCACCCGCGTTATATCTTTCCCTTCGGCCTGAATGCTGAAGGCCGGCGCATATTCCGGCATCGCTGTCTGATCTGCCATATCAATCCCATAAACTGAATGGCGATTCCGCTACGGGCGTCACCAGATCCGGCAGTGTGATATACAGGCCGGAAGGATACATAGCCCCCTGTTCTGCCAGCCCCTGATTGGCTTCAAGAACCTGAGTCACTGAGTCTGAAAGATTTTCAGTACCGTAATGCACGGCACAGATTGCATCCAGTACATCTCCGTCACGGGTTTGATAGATCGTCGGCATAGTGTTTTAGCGTCATCGTCCAGTTTTTATTTCGGTGACCGCCACCCGGTAAAAACTTACTCGTCGTGTCTGAAAAGTCGGTCACCACCCACCACCCCAGCACATCGCCTTCTCCGCTGACAAGCTGCTGGGGTTTCGCCTGATCGGCAAGATCAAATAAATCATTCACGCCATCCACCCCTTTACGGAAAAAGGCGTGGGACTGCCCTTCAAGCCTGACGGTACGCCCGGGCTTTCCGGTGTACTGAAGAAGGTCCTGTTTGCCGATGCGTTCCTGTTCACTCCAGCGCCAGCTGGCCTCACGGGTAAGCTGATGATAAGCCGCTGTATCAATCGAAAAGGCGAAATTCCCCAGCATCATCATCACGCGGGCTTCCTGCCCGCCCCGTAATGCGCCTGCACCGCGCTGGCCGGAATCTTCAAATATCGGGATAATTTCACTCACCAGACAAGTCCCCCATCCAGAAGGCTGTTATCACCATTAAAGGCAGAATTGTTTTTCGTCACCGTGGTCACTTCATCGGCAATGGCTTTCTCATCCTGTCCCGGCGCAGCATTAATTTCGAAGTGGTATTCAAATTTGCGGTTATCAGTTATCTGCCGTGATGGCGGCTGCTTATCCAGTACATCCATTTTTTGAAGCAGACTTTCCCAGTAACCGCCCGTGCTCTCGTCTTTCAGAATCACCGGCTCAGCAGGTGACCTGTCTGTTGCAGTAACATTCCTGTCCTGCTGCCCGGCGGGAAGAAGGGGAGCATTCGGATACTTATCCCCTGCGCGGGCGCTTTCTCCTTCCCCCTGGCTGTCCGTCAGCCCTGATGGTTCTCTTTTCCACTGACTGGCAAATGTTACCGGCTCATGGGCGTAATTATCCCAGGCTCCGGCACTGCTTTGCGGGTCATCTTTAACGGTTTGCGCTACATGGTCCTTGTTTTGCTGTAGCGCCGCATTCCAGTTTAAAAGCGAATCGCCGCCTTCCGGTGACAGGTATTTATCAAGCGATTTGTTAAACGCCTCATCGTCGCTGTCAGGACCGAACCATCCGCGGGTATCGTTCCATGACTCTTTTACTTTTTCTGGCAAGTCAGGATGAATTGCCAGTTGCTGCGTAAACCATTCTCCCTGGCCTGTCTGCTCAGCTCGGAGGCGAGCCATATTCATTCCGTTACCAGCCAGTGTTTTCAGTACATCGCGCTGATCATTTCGTTCATCAGGCAGCAACCAGGACAGTTTTTTAGCCAGCGCGTAAATAATTTTGCCGACAAAAACCACTCCCTGTCCGAACGACAGAACACCGGGATAAAGGTCGTTTCGCAGGAAAGTCACAATGCGTTTTATCCCGCCACCTTTGAACCAGTCGGCAAGATCATTCGTCAGGTTACGGATATCCGGCGCCAGTTCATTTCCCAGTTGCCCGGAAATTTCTGCGACCGCAGAAGAGAAAACAGTGCGGAGATTATTAATAGCCTGATTACCCGCAACCGCCCCATCAGCCCCCTCTTTGGTCACAAGGTTGTAGCGCCGCTGTTCGTCCATCAGGTCGCGGTAGCTCCGGCCAGACTGCTTGATAAGCATCAGCAGCTTGCTCGCTTCCCCGCCAAAAAGAGAATCCAGTGCGAAGGAGGCTTTTGACTCGTCCTGAAGGCTTAACGCCCGTTCAACAATTTTGTCGAACTGCGCCATATCGCTGAGCCCGGCAAAATCCCCCGCTTTGAAACCGAGCGTTTCAAACGCATCCTGCAGCGAGCCCTGTTTACCGTTCTGTTTATACTCCCCGGATTTGTGCAGATACTCTTCAAAGAGATCGCCAATGTTTTCCGCATTCATGTCGTACTGCTTCGCCAGAGAATCCCAGGCATTAAACGTGGCCACGTCCACGCCGTAACTTTTTGCGACATTAGTGCGGGTTGCCGTTTCAGCATTGGTGGCAGCTGGCGCTATCAGTGTGCCAAGTGCTGAAGCCACGACACCGCCACCGCCAATAGCCAGCCCGGATCCAAACATCCCGCCCACCTGCCCGGCGATCCCCAGACCGCGCCGGAACAGACCTTTACCGGCTCCCTTGAACGCCTGAATGCGCAGTGCTTTTTGCATCTGTACATTCAGTTTTTGCTGCTCCGCCTCCGTTTTGCGAATTTCCCTGGAAACATCGGTATAGCGGCGCTTCAAATCCCCCAGGCTTTCACCGGCCAGTTTGGCGCGCTTGATTTCTGCTGCCAGTTTAGTCTGATCTTTTGTCAGTCGTTCAGACTGCTTTCCGACATCTTTCAGGCTTTTTTGCAGACCATCTGCAGATCGTTTCCATGAATTATCCAGGTTTCCGCCAAAGGTAATGACTGCCTTAAGGTTCTGGCTTATTCCGCCCACGGTTTATCGTCTCCAGTTCGTCAGTCAAAAAATCAGAGAAAGTGCTGAACGGCATATCGAGGTATTCCGCCATCGGAAAATGCAGCCGCCGCCCCAGAAATCTTATTGCCCGGAGGAGCCCGCCTTCGGTCGCTTCGCGGGCGGGAGCATAAAAACGTTAAAGGCATCCAGCAGCTGTGAGTAATCTGCCGCCGTCATCAGCCAGAAATCCTGTTCACTGAGATTGCACAGCAGCGCAATCATGCGGGCTTCTTTCTCTTCTTCGTTGCCGCGGTCTTTGGCATGAGTGATGCGATCGCGAACCAGTGGTTCACGCATGGTGACTTCATCGATCACAACCCCGTTATCAAGTGATACGGGGGAATACAGTTTTATAACGCGGGTTTCACCAGGAAAGCTCATAGGATGCTCCATAAAAAACGGCCCGCAGGCCGTTACAGTGGTGGGATAACAGTAAAATCAGAGACGCACTTTGGCAGCCAGGCCAGAAAGCACATCCACGCCATTCACCCGACGGGCGAAACGCTCTGTATCAATGGCGAACAGTTCGCGCCCGTCCAGTGACTGACGGTAGTAGCTGACAGCAATATCAACCGTCACGGCATTTTCGGAAAGCGTGTCCTTACTCCGCGCATCCGGCGTGACGGTCTGTACAAACCCCTCAATTTCCTCAACCGTACCGCGCGCAGTGCCGTTACCGAGATAGCCCTGATAAGCCGTAAAGCGTGAACGGCTGCCGCTGACAAAACCGAAGCTGGCCAGCATATCCGTATCTATCCCATAAAATTTAACCTGACAGGTCAGTGCTTCCATGCCGTCATCAACCGGGGTGGGCGCATCCTGTGCGCCGGTACGCAAATCAGTTTTAACAATTGCCAGAGACGGCGGCGTAAATTCATGCGCCCCCTGAATACGGATCCCCTGCCGGAAGAAGGTCCAGACGCGTAGTGTGTTTTTATCGCTCATGCTGCAAGCATCTCCTCAAGCGCATAGTTATTGTTCACCCGGACGCGCAGGCTGATAAGTTCAGTCGGCGATTTCGGACCAAAGTCATAGTTGATGTACAGGACACCCGACGCCATGGTTTCCGCGGTGTTCAGTTCTTCATCCAGCCAGGCCCGCCCACCGAATATGGCGCCAAGACCGACCAGGTGCCGCATATAGGCATTGATGGTACCGATAATGTCATCCGCATTTTCCCGGTCCAGTGGGCGGTCAACATACTCCAGCATGGTTTCCTGAATGCTGTCCTCAATAACATCAGCAGTACGACGGACAGATTCAAAACGCCACTGTGGATTGGTAGCACACAGGCGGTTACCCCAGTGTTTAAAACCCGCCCGGCGGATAATGGTGGACACGTTCTGCATGTTGAGCAGGTTTGCATCGCAGTTCTCATCCCCGAGGATAAATTCATCGATCTGCTCAACACCGAGGATGTTGTTGATGTCCTGGTTCGACTTGCTCCACCACCAGCCTTTTTCAAAGTCGATACGGGCGCGTAACCCGGCAGCAAACGCAGAGTAAGGGCGATAAACCAGCTGGCCATCTGCATCGCTCGCCTGGACCCGCGGACGCAACAGTTCAGTTCGTGCGCCATAGGACTGGCGACGCTGTACCACTTCCTGCAGCGTCGCGCCGGAGGCGCAGTCAACATAGGCAACGGCGCGCAATTTCCCGGCCACGGTTTCCAGCCCCTTACCAACCGCATCGTCCTCACTGAATCCCGGCGCTATCACAATACGCGGCTGGTACGTGGTAACAGATTTCGCTGAAGACAGGGTGCCGATCCCCTTCAGTACCGCCGCGCGTCGTTTTGCCACATCGTTTTCATCTGCCACACGCACCACCACCGTCAGCGCATTACGCTGATCGTTAATGTCTGTCAGTGCCTGTTTCAGCGTACCTTTTTCACCCAGGCGGGATAACAGCGTGGTGCCGACGACCGCCACCGGCGTATTGAGTGGAAAGGGTTCATCTTCACCCCCCGCTAATTGCAGGCTGAAGGGCTGGACAATCCCGTCACCGCGCCCGCTCGCACTGATTTTTACGCCATCAACACCACCGACAACCTCAGCAACGTCCCCGGGCTTAGCCGTGATAACGCCGTGTTCATCACAACCCAGTGTGATGTTCAGTGTCAGCGATTCTGGATCCCAGCTTGCTGACGTCACAACCGCAGCAGGATTTTCGGCTGCCGGCTGTCCGGCCAGCGCAGCGACATTGATGACATTGCCTTGCCGCCCCTTAAAAGTTGCAGTGAAGTCGATAACGTTATCGAGAATGGGTGTACCGGATGATCCCGATGCGGCTGTTCCCCCCGACGCATCAGGTGCCGTTCCCACCAGGCCGATAATGGCGGTCTGGATCGTGGTAACCGCCACCGTACCCGAGGTGAGTTCAATAGTTTCAACGCCATGTAACTGAGACATGTTTTTTCTCCAGGCATAAAAAAACCTGCCGCAGCAGGTCACATTTTTTGATTAGGTTTATCGGTGAGCCCGCCGCTGTCGCCGCGGTGATCGTGGTTGTTAAAGACTTCACGTATCTTGCTCATGCTGCCGGATTTATCCGTTATCTCCTTTGACGCCCCGATATTCCCTGCAACCGACGTGTCAGCATTAATCTGGGTTTTGCCCTGGACTGTCAGGGTATCCGTAATTTCAACCGGACCATCCAGCGTGCCTTTACCGACAATTTTGTAGGTTCCGCCATCAGCCAGCGTAATCGTCAGGGCATGCGCATTCCTGTCATAACGGATCTCGGTCCCGTCGCTGTAACGGGTAATGTGCTCGCTGTCACTCCCTTCCGGCACAGGCAGCTTTCCCGTGTTCCAGCCGGGAAACACCCGTCCGTTGTTGAGCTCTCCGGCTTCGGACAGGACCGTAACCGCATCCCCCACGGCATAAGGATTTGAATCCGCCCGGTTAGTTCCTGAAAATCCCTGGCACAACGGCAGCCAGGTCGTGATGATATCCCCCAAATCCACCCGGCATTTTGGGATGCGATCGTGCCTGACGGAGTGGATAACGCCGCGCCGGACAAGGTTCGCCAGTCTGCGCTGCAGGTCGCCTGCTATATCACTCATCGGGCTGAGCCTCCCAGATAAGCTGATAGTCATCCACGTGATTACGGCCCGTATCAGGTGCAGCACCCAGCCAGGCCTGCTGCAGAGGCATACCATTGTTTGCAAAGGGGTCAGTACCAAATGCAGCCGCTTGGGTGAATGAAATACGCCAGACCAGATAATCATCCATTCGCGGATCAAACTCATCACGTTCAGCCGTGGTGAATACCGCAGGCTCAATATGGCCCAGACCAAACTGCTGCCCGTCAATCCACTGGGTAATATCGGCCGCAGCGGTTCTGACAAAAATCTCAGGCTGACTCACACCCGATCCGGCAGCATCCACCACCACGAAGAGATCACAGGTTAAATTAACGCCCAGTTGCCCCTCATTACCTCCGCCCTGTTCCCAGCTGTTAATCGAGAAATACACCGCGGGCGTGGTCAGGCCCGAAAAGCGGGGAACATTTCTTTCCGGATACGCACCGGCATCACGCACCCATCCGATTTTTTTTAATGCGTCAGTCACGGCATCGTGATACCGCCCCAGCAACAGTGGCTCGGCCATCGTTCGTTACCTCAGACAGAAATACGGGCTTTTACGCGCCCGCGAATGTCGGTTTCAAAGTGATGCATAAAAATCTCCATCGCTTCCGCAAATGCGTTGTCCTCGATGTAGTTCAGCATCGGTTCGTAGATATCCATTTCTGCTTCGCGTGTCCGGCGGGTCAGGGGATCGCGAATAACCACCGTCCGGCGATTATCCCGTTTTGAACGGGACACCTCCCCGTTTTCATACGACCGTTCGCTCAGCAGATTCCCTTTCGGGGAAAATCCGGCGTTATCTGCCTGGCGGCGTGCTTTAATAAAACGCCCCGTGTTGCGGTCACGCCGGGTATGGTGCGGTCGCAGCCGCCCGTTGATTCGTCCTTTAAGGTCTTTCACCTTAATGGCATTCAGCCCGAACCAGAGCCGGAAGTTATCCAGTTGCGATCCCCTGTCCAGGCGAAAAGACAGCAGACGGCGCCGGACCAGATCCATACTGCGTGGGGCCAGCCCGTCTTTCAGATCCGCCATCGCTTTCTTTCGCAGCGTGGCGGCAGTACGCCTGAGCGCGCGCGAGTATGCTGCACGGAACTGTTTTTGCGTCGCACCGATACTGTCCGCAATTCGCCAGATAACATCCACATCAATATCGACGGGTAAATCCCGTCGCAGTCGAGACTCCCGCGCCATATCAGCTCCATTTATCGATCTGAGGCTGTGTTTTGCCGGGTTCCCCATATGCCAGCGTGACGCGGGTCCGCCCTTCTTCATCCGCGCCGATATGTGTCACCCGGTAAGGGATGGTGTTGATCACCACACCGTCATGTTTTTCGAGACCGGAAATATCCGCAGTCATTGCACTGAACGCCGGGGAATGGTTCTGAATTTCCCCGCCACCCGGTACACCCGACAGCGCATCCGGTGATTCAAAAATCACGGTCACCAGACGCGGGCCTTCACCCGTTTGCAGGCATGCAGGGACTTCTTCGGCAAACGCCCGGTTAATCCGGGCATCTGCTTTAGCCAAACGTTCCCGGAACCGGCTCATCAGAACCCCAGGCGGACGGCAACATCAGCATTATCCGCCTCAGCTGCTCCCCAGGCGGAACCGACAACCGGATTTGGCGTTGCATCATCGCCTTTTGCCACCGTCAGCTTGCCGCCAGCCAGATACAGTTTCTGGCCTGCAGCAATTTCTTCTGCCGCTTTAGGCAGCACAAAAACACCGGCCATATGCAGTGTTCCCCACTCGCCAGCAGGAATATCGCTGTGTGCCACCCCGGCAATTCCGCCGACCGCCACCAGCGCACCGGATGAAACGGCATCAACACCCGCATTGTGATAATCCAGTGTGGTACCGTCCTGCTGATAGTTATTCGCCATGTTTTTTCTCCATAAAAGGAAAAGGCGACCAGCGCCGCCTTCAGGGATAAAAAAACCGCCAGGCGGCGGTCATTATTTTTTGGTGACTTTAACCAGCCCGCGCCAGTCGAGCGGAGCCACCCCCGCATCAATGCGCACCTTGAATGCCGCGCCGTCCACAGTGAAGCCCTGCTGCTGTTCCAGATATGGCGTGTCGATACCGTCGAGATACGCCACTTCAATGGTGTCGCGCCCCTGCGCAGCGGTCAGGTAATAATCGGTCGGGCTGCTGTCATCCAGGCGGGCCTCAGAAGCCACGGTCACAAAGTTCTGGATCGGGTTAACGATCCCGCTGTTCACGTCTGCACCCGGTACACTGGCGGATTTAATCAACTGATTTGCCCGTGACTCAATTGCCACTGGCGTCAGCATGTAGGCCGGACGAATATTCAGACGGCGATCGCCGGATTTTTGCAGCAGCATTGCCTTACGCGCAGTATCCAGCCCTTCAATAGTCAGATCGGCTGCAACAAGGTTGCCGTGATCGGCGTGGAACAACGGCTTACCGTCCGACATTTTCGGGTTGCTGGTCAGTACAGCCCAGACCAGATCGCCGACAGTGGCTCGCGCAGCAAGCCCCATTGCCTGAGGGATACGCGTCAGCATATCCAGGTCGTCGTTGATGATAGTCTGGCGGTCAATGCTGAAAAGCTCACCATAGGTGGCCAGTGCAATCGGCTCACCGCGATCTTTAATGGTGACATATTTATATTCCGCCCCGGCGCGAACCTTACGCAGCGATGCCAGTGATTCCAGGCCAACGCGGTGCGCGGTTTTGAAATCGGTCAGTGTGCCTTTACGGGTCCACTGTTCGAATGTTTCGCTGGCCTCATCCCAGCCAAGCAATGCCGCCTTATGCGCCACATCCATCAGGATATTGCCGAAATCGCTGCTGCTGTGGGTGAACGCCAGCCCAACCATCGCCTGTGCTGTACCGACACCAGAAATACCGATACCACGATCCACCAGCGAGGCGCGGGCCAGTTCGCGCAGGGTATACCCGTTGTAGGCGTTATCTTTTTCCGCCTGCGCATAGCCCGCACGGTTCATTACCGCCGCACGAATGGAATCACCAACAATGTTCCCGTTACCCGCATGGATGTGAACTGCACCCGGTCCGGCACTCGGGGTAGTCCCTGCCGCCAGCGCATTGAGCAATTTGGTACGGGCCTGTTCCGCTGAGCAGGAAATATCCGTGATGCATTCTGCTTTCAGCGAGCCGAAAGCAGGAAACGCATCAAACACAGCAGAAACTGCGCTGACTCGTTCAGTATTCGCTGCCTGCATCTGCTGCTGGAGCTGGGCGGCCAGTGCGGTAATGTCGATATTTCCTGCCAGCGGTTGCTGGCTGGGTTGCTGTGCCGGTGGGTTATTTGCGGCCTGCGGAGCCGGGTTTTGTGCGGGCTGCGGCTGACTGACAGGAGCTTCGGCACGCGGCCCAAAAAGGTTGTTAATCTGTTCTGGCATATTCTGGTAATCCTTCAGTTTATTTTGATTCACACAGGCCGCGGCCTGCAGTTCTGGTTCAAGCGTGTCAGCGAAACCTTTTTCCACCGCCTCCGCGCCATTAAGCCAGGTTTCAGCTTTCAGCATCGCTTCCAGTTCTTCCTGCCCCAGCCCGGTCTTGTTCATGTAGGCACTGAGCATCAGCGCTTCATTACGATCAAGCCAGGCAGCGTAATCACGCATATCATCGGAATCCCCGGCGATCCCGCCCCACGGTTTGTGCACCATCAGCCAGGCGTTTTCCGGCATATGCACCGTGGCGCCAGGCAGACAGACAATCATTGAAGCCATACTTGCAGCCACGCCATCTACCCAGATATCCAGCTTCGCTTTCAGACGGGACAAGGTGTTAAAGATGGCAAATCCCTGCATCACATCGCCGCCCGGGCTGTGGATATGCAGATCGACGGCGCTGGCCTCAAACACTCCGGCCTCTTTACAGTCGGAGACAAACTGCTGAGCGGTAATCCCCCAGCCGCCGATCACGTCATAGAGAAATATTTCCACGCGCCCTGCAGCCAGGGCGCGTATCTCATACCAGCACTGACCGTTTGCGGCATCGATACCAGCCACACTGGCACGGGGATTAATCATCGTCCCGCGACGGGGCGGGCTTATCATTTGCTGCATCAGGGAGCACTCCTTTATCGTTGGCGGCGTCTGAGTCAAACACCAGCCCGTTTTCTCGGTTGAATTGGGTTTCCCGGAGACGCTGACGTTTCACCTCCTGCGGATTCTTACCACGTGCGCGCGTCCATTCGGCTTCTGTGCCTGCCCCTCCACGGACAATTGCCTTCCAGGCAGCAGCCTCTTTTCCGGGATCAATCCATGGCATGACTGGCCCAAGATAGAGCGCGTTGTAAAGGGATTTTTTGTCGACATCTTTGGGGATGGTAACGCCGCTGAGCAACGCCATTGCCAGCCAGTTTCGGTATACAGGACGACTTTGCTGCCCAACAAACCACTGCTGCAGAACGTTGTAACCTTCAAAACTCTCAACCAGCTCCTGCCGCTGTGAACTGTAGGTACCGTTGTAATCCCGCGCGATGCTGGAATAACTGCCACGTGTCCCCGCCGCCACAGCGCGCATCTGACCATTTCTGAACTCATACAGATGAACATTCGGGCGATTCGACTCCACCATGCCCAGATCCTCGCCTGGCTTTAGCTCGTCATAAATCATCCCCGGCGCAATATCGTAATGGCGCTGTCCCCCCGGTGTTGAAAACTCGGTTTCTGTATCAAGAGACTGAGCATCCCCACGTTTGATATAGAAACCCAGCGCCGCCGCAATACGTGCCGCCACGCGCTCACTCTCTTCATAATCCTTAATGAAACGAATTGAAATAACCGACTGATTTTTGGCAATGTTTTATAGCCAAGACCTGTAGAGGGAGGGAATTGCAATACACATTGCAATACACAGAGAAAGTAAATAAAAAAGGCCGCTAATGCGGCCTGAAGGATAACGACAACATTACAACCCAAGGCTTTTTTTGACTAACTCACCAACAATAGGCCACATAACGGGTTGAACCGACTCCCAAACAGGACCGCAGACCTTTTCCAGTAAAGATCTGGCCTGTTTGCCATCACCCTCATTCGCTGCTGACACGACTGCTGCAATGTCAGAACGCTGAGCACTGCTCACGACTTGCCCCTGTTCTTCAAGGATAGAAATCAGCTTTGCAACAACCTCAGATTCCGTATTGGTTGTAATACTCTGAGACTGAGATACAACTTCTCCCTGGCCCAACTGCGTATTGCTGAAATGACCACCAGTAATGGTTAGGTTATTAACAATGCGCTGAACGTGTTGCGGACGGTTTGGGGCTTTACGAGACTCTTTATAACCAGCTTCGGTCAGATAAACATACTCGCGCTTGCTATATGTTCCAAGAAAGACGACATGACTATTTGGATCGTTCTCCATCATGGCTCTTGGGCCAGTTTTAATCATCTTGGATTTTTCAAGGTCGCCAAATGCAACATCAAAATCGACGGTATTAAAATCAGCCACACTACATACCGCGGTAGCTAAGGCCTTAATATTAGGCCCTTTATACCCATTTTTTAAATCCTTAGCTGTTAACCCTCTGTCGGCAAAATCCGCCAAAAGGGTTCCCAAGATCTGCTTTGCTGCTTCGTCTAATTGTCCGGCCATTTCATTTTCTCTTTGGGGTTAAGTCCTTAACACTAATGGGGATTTATATTCCAAAATCAAGTCATCTAAATTTAATTTTTCATTTTATCCAGAGGCCGTCCTTCAGGTGAGTCACTTTCCTCAATTTTCCTCGCCATTTGGTCCCTCAGATCGTCAATAATGAATTGAACACGCGTAACGGCCGTTGGTGTAAGAGCACAGTCACGCTCCAGAATATCTGGCAGGGTTTCCAGCACCATAACGACCGCTTTCGCAAGTGAGGCATATTCGCGGGCCACTTCCTCTACAGGAATCAATTCCCGTGAGGCTGCTTCAAATTTCAGTCTTTCATTTTCTGACTGATACCAGGCTTTTCGGTCCTGCGGTGACATCTCACCATTTTCTTTCATTGATGGTGTCAGTAATGCCTGAAGCGCTGCCCCCAGTTCGTACAACTTGAGATTTTCACCATTACCGCCAGCCAGCTCCATATCACGCAGACGCCGGGCAACAAGGTTTCGGTTCATGCCCACCAGCTCCGCCAGTTGCGTAACATTTACCTGCGTTTTACTCAGTTTCATCCTTACCTCTGCTGCACGGTCACTTTTGCAGCAAAAGCAACCTGAATCATTATTTTTCAGTTAGTTAACCTATCGCTGCTGCACGCATCAAATGCGAAAAATCAGCCGTTTTCCGCGTGTCGTCGCCCCCTCGGTGTACATAATCGCCAGGAGGACCCGTAAAAAAGGCGGCCCGAAGACCGCCAAAAGGATTACCACCAGAATTCATTAAGCCCCTTCCGACTTCACCAGGCCGCGCCAGTCAAGTGGAGCAACTCCCGCATCGATACGTACCTTGAACGTTACGCCATCAACGGTGAAGCCCTGCTGTTGCTCCAGATATGGCGTTTCAATGCCATCCAGATAAGCCACCTCAATTGTGTCTTCCCCCTGTCCCGCCAGCATGTACCAGGCTTTAAGACTTTCAGCATCCAGCCGCGGCTCAGTAATTACAGTCAGCGCATCGTTATACGGGTTGAATACACCGCTGTTCTGCGCTTCAGGTAACGAGGTGGAGCGAATCAGTTGATTGGCCTTATCCTCCAGTTCAACCGGTACCAGCAGGAAGCGTGGCGGGATATTAAGAACAGCACCAGCGCCGTTCTTCTGCATACGCATAGCTTTTCGCCCGGCACTCAGCCCCGGGATATCCAGTGCAATCTTCATCAGGTTGTTATGTGCTGCATCGAAAATCGCTTTGCCATCACCCATTTTGGGATTGCCCAGCAACACGGCATAGACCAGATCCCCGACCGTACGGCTTGCGGCCGCGCCCATTTTTTGAGGAATGCTGGTTAAAGCGCTCATATCATCGTTAATGATCGCCTGGCGGTCGATACTGAACAGTTCGCCGTAGGTCGCCAGAGCAATCGGTTCGCTACGATCTGAGGTCGTGGCATATTTATATTCAGCCCCCGGGCGCACCTCACGCAGCGATTTGAAGCCGTCCAGCCCCGCCCGATGGGATACTTTGAAATCAGGCAGTGTTCCTTTTTTCGTCCACTGCTGGAATGTTTCAGGCGAGTTATCCCAGCCTTTCAGCAGGGATTTATTTGCAACGTCCGCCAGGATGCCACCAAAATCACTGCTGCTGTGTGTAAACGCCATTCCGACCATACCCAGCGGATTCCCCGGAATACCACTTACTCCACGATCCACCAGCGAAGCTCGCGCCAGTTCCCGCAGCGTATAGCCGTTATAGCGGTTATCTTTTTCAGCTTTTTCCAGCCCTGTACGCGCCAGCAATGCCGCCTTAACTGAGTCCCCTACAATGTTCCCGTTACCTGAGTACACGTTATACGCTCCTGGTCCGGCACACGGTGTCGTTCCCGCAGCCAGATTGGTTAGAATTTTTTGTCGGGCCTGTGCCTCGGTGATGGAGCCGCTCACAAACTCAGCCCGGATACCGGCTGCCCACTCATGCCCCGTAAAAGCAGCAAAAAGAACGTCTGCTTTCTGCTCTGTGTTTTCTGGCTGGCTGGTGGTCTTCATCGCTTCACGCAGTTGTTCCGGCGTTCGGGTAAATTTTGCCACCAGCGAATCACAGCCCGGCGCCATCGCGAACATCTGCCCTTCTGCCGGGTAGATTTCATCCACAAAACCTTTTTCTTTTGCCTCCGCTGCCGTCAGCCAGGTTTCTGCATCCATCATGGCCTTTACTTCTGCCTCGGGAAGGCCGGATTTAGCGGCATAGGTGGCAATCATGGTTTTACCCACTTTATCCATCACATCAGCCTGGCGGCGCATATCACCAGCCTCACCCGCCATCACTCCCCACGGGTTATGCACCATCCACCAGCCGTTATCAGCCATAGCAACGTGTTTCGCTCCCAGCGCAACAATTGTCGCCATAGATGCCGCGATGCCGTCAATGCGGGCTACCGTATGGCCTTTGTAACCGCGTAAGGCGTTAAAAATCGCCATTCCGTCAGTAACGTTTCCGCCACCGCTATTGATTGCGACTGTTACCGGGCCTTGTGCCACCTGCAGGGCATCACGGAAGCGTTTCGCTGTCATCCCTTCTATCGGTTCATATAGTGATATTTCCATTACAGACCAGCCTTACAGCGCACCAGGCGCGTCGTTTTTTGCAGGAGCCATCCCCAATTTTTCACGCAGCAGGGAACGGGCAAGCCAGCCAATGGTGGGGGCATTACCGGGGATACCTTCACGCTCATAGCGCTGGCGAATTTCTTCACGCAGACGATTGAGCACTAAGGTGGTTTCATCATCGATATATACCGACATTGCTTTCTGTTTAGTCACTTCTGGATCTCCATATGTACTAGATGTACATACAGTATTGATCAAAATTTATGGTTGATACATACAAATTAACCACTTTCATAGATTAATTATTTTCAGGTATAAAAAAACCGGGTTTCCCCGGTTATTGTTCCCACCTTGAGTTATCTGGTTTGAGTGAATATTTTCCTTGCAGGTATGGAAAAAGTACTCCCAGACCAGGCATCCCCTACTTTTGGTGTAAAGTCATCAACAATACTCACGGGACGGCTTTTATATGGAACCTTGTAGCGTTTCAAAGTCTTCGTGTAACCCCCACCCCAATCAGTGGCTTCCACATAGGTAGTTGCTGCCCCAAACTTTATAGGTGTAACAAACTCCCGATCGTGCCAGTAGAAAACCTGACCGAAATAAGCGGCATGTATCCATTTCTCCCACCACTTAGGGATAAATCGATCTTCATCATGTCGCTTGTCCGGAAGACCGAGCCAGAGAACATAGATCCCTTTCAGGCTATATGACATCGTGCGTTGATAAATCTGCTGGGGAGTTAGGGTGCTACGCTGAACTTCAATAGCAACAGGGACGCCTTTGATATAGGCAAATATATCAGCGCGGACGTCACCAAATGATTTTTCAACCTCCGCACCACTAACAAAACCATTCCCCTGGAGAGTTTCAAAAATCTCCAGTTTGGCTTTCCGGTGAAGTTCCGATTCACCGGCACCGTAGTAACAGGTTACAGGTGGTTTATGTGCAAAATGATGTGTCATGACCGTTCCCTTTTTCAGGGTCACCTCTTTCCCACACTCCGGGCAATGGAACGGCGAGTCTGATTTTTGTGATTCCGAGGCAAATACGACTATTTGCCTATTTAGCGCAGTTAACATAACCCCCCCTTTAATTTCCGCACCATGCGCATTTCTTGCCGCACTTTTACCACGCGCACTTGAGTGCGCAACCGAACAAACCCCACGCGGCGCTTTAATCCAGTATTGGTGCGGGTTTGCGGGTGGTTAATGCCAATCCGCGCACTTTCTTCGTATATATACGTAAAAAGTGCGGCAAGTGTCCATTTTATAATCGTTTCGCGCACTCCGCGCATTACTTGCCGCACTTTTAGGGTCAAATTATTGTGATATCTCCTGAATCATCGATAGAGATAATATTTTCCCTAACCAGTTTATCCAGCCAGCGTTTAAAACCTTTGCGGCCGTTCTCTCCAAACAGAGCGGTAATATCGTCACGTATGACAGAGAGATTACACGGTTCACCTTTAGCTTTCCGACTGCGGATTGACTGCCAGAGTGCCGCATGGTTCCCGGTCAGGTGTTTGATATCAGCCAGCTCCGGATCCGGTTCCCGCGCCTCGCGGGGCATGTCCTGCACCACAAGCGACGAAATCAGCTCGCCATCGCGATCCGTGAACAATTCCACCGGGTGCAGATCGAATGCAGCCTGTTTCGGTTCCTCTGCATCTTTCATCTTCGTACAGGTCAGTATTATCGCTCCACCGTCACCCTCGCGCCGGATGTTGAATTCGGCATCGAGCGCCGCCCTGAAAGCACTGGAACCTCGTGCACCTTTGGTATCGTCTTTACCTGAATGATGAACCACCAACAACGTGGCGCCCGTCTCACGCTTGATAACGTCACAGCCCTCAATAAACGCCCCCATGTCACGGGCATCGTTTTCATCATTACCACCGAAGCACCGCGCCAACGTATCGACAACAATCAGGCGCACCGGCTGCCCCGTTCTGGTCTTAACATCACGTGCCGCTTTGATCATTTCCTGCATTTCCTCACGACGAACCGGGAAAACAGGACGGTTGACCAGATACAGATTATCCAGCTTTCTTCCGTGTTTTTTCTCCCAGGCTTTAATACGCCGCGGGACACCAATTCCACCTTCACCCACTACGTACATCACAGCGCCAGCTGAAACTGACTTTCCGGCCCACTTAATCCCGGCAGCAACGTGGCAAGCCCAGGACACCGCCAGAAAACTCTTATACGAACCGCTGGGACCGTAGATGCTGCTCAGGCTGTTAGCGGGGAGATAACTCTTTAACGTGTAATCCTGTTCCTGATCGTACCCATCAGAGCCGACGCTTAACGGAAGGCTGTGCCGCAATGAATCCTCCTGTACAGAGACTTCAAACTGTTCGCGCAGACGGAAAAGATATTCTCTCCAGTCCTCCGGCTCATGGTCGGGAATGCCCTTATACAATCTGGCGTCCTGCACTCCAGCCTGCGCCAACTTCTCACCAATGGCGTTAATCAGTATCGGCTCGATATCTCCGGCAATATATACACGGGCGCTACGGCGACCTTTATCAACAATTTGCAGGTTATCCAGTTCAGCCAGTTGCTTTGGCCCCAGATAGATAGGAGGCGTTGTATCTTCGGCAATTTGTTTACCCATACCCTCTTCCCAACCTTTCGCGTGGGCGTAGGCATCAGACCCGGCAAAAATAATTGCCTCCGTGTATTTATCCTTTGGCAGTTTTTTTACGTTCGGTGCATTTTTCATTTCAGCCCCTTATCCCATCCGTCAGACCCAACACTTAACGGCAGCGACGAACGCAGCGCGGCAATTTTTTTAAGGCCGATTTCTCTGACGACCGTCTGATTTTTTTCTGTTTCTTCCGGCAAAAAAATAAAATCATTACGAAAGCGATATTCGGAACACACACACTCACGAGAATATCCATCACGCACATAGGTAATACTGCTTTCCGTCGTGCCAGTGACCGTGATTTTTTCACCGTAAGAATCTTTCCAGCGGCTGTTTAGTTCAATTTCAGAACGAGCGGAGCCACCAGCAGTTAAGCTGTTAATTTTCTTTTTCATGGCGTTAGTCCTTTCTGACTGGCGTTACGCGATAACCGGCGCGTTCAAGGATGTGATCAAAGAGTGATGGCGTACCAATAATTTCATCCGGACGTAATACCGTATCTCCTTTAACTAAGCCGTTTTCAACATAAAGCAAAATACGACCGGAAAAATTAGGGGAGACATGCAGTGAGACGTTCAGCACAGGGATTTGGTTATCCATGATGTCCCCCTATTTTTCCCATTTTCTCAGCCAGTGTTGATTTGTTATCAGGATAAATAATCTGGGCACCAACCATTTTCGCGGATTCAAAAAAGCTTTCTACCGTTGTAGTGAATTCGTTCTTACGCAACACATAGCTACCTAAGACAACTCCTTTTTCCACTCTGACCAGCACCCGCCCGGTAAAATTGTCTGGTGCGGGGATCGTCACAGTGAGCGTCAGTAATTTTTCACGCATGATGCGCCCCCATCACTTTCAGTTCGTAAGCGCCGTTGGCGTACTGGTACAGAGAGCACTCAGAGCGAATCTTCGCGGCAAAGGTTAGATCCCAGCGGGAATACCATTCGCGGGCTTCTTCTTCAGTGTCGGCGGCAATGCGGATAACTACAGGCGTGCAGGTCTGCCCCTTCGGTATACCGAGGAATAGCCATGTAAATTTGGGGTGAGTTTGGGTATGCTGTGTTCCAGCCATAACTGTTACCTCTTCTAACGGTTTGTGGTTAGACGCCTCAAATGTGTTGCGAGCACTTTGGGGCGTTGTTTTTATAGACTTACACATGTTAGTGTATATGCCTATTTGAGTTAACCATAAACCTATAGGCATATACATGTCAATATCTCGAGATAAACAACCTAAGGGTGGCGGCAAGTCACCAATGCTACCAATCCGCATTCCTGCTGAATTACGCAAGCAATTTGATGAGCTAGCACAAGCTGAGAACACCAGTACCAGCAACTGGCTAAAGGAGTTAGGCAGAGCGGAATTGCGCCGACAGGGCATCGAACCAAAAGGCTGATTTTAACCACCAGCAGTAAGCCTGGTAATGTGTCCATTATTTATTTTCGTTTGATTACACTGGCGGCCTAGCATGGCCGCCTTGATCTTTGATATAACAAAAATCATTCAATTATGGTTAATGAATAAATCCTATGCCTGATCGCCTCACTGCATTGTTCCATATAGCTCTTTATTTCTTTCATATTATTTTCGTGAGATGTCCAATACTCTTTTTCGTACGGGTAGTCTTCATAATGTTGATATTCAACAGCCTCTTTCCTACAAACCTCTCTATATTTACAAACTAAAACATAAATTTCATCATAATAAAATGGTCTATTTGCCTCAATGGCAACAACTAATGGGTTATATCTTTCATAAAAAGTCTTTAATCTTCTATTTTTACGTTCAATGGGGGTTTCATCAGTTGAAAAGTGATCGAGTACAGGTCGTAACTTACTGACAGCATCAGCCACTTCGAAAATGCAAGACCATAGCTCGTGGTATATCGAAAACTCCTTATCAAATTGTACCTTGCTCACATAGTTTGTTTTTTCTAGTTTAGCCTTTATTTCTGAGTTTGTTTTATCGAAAGTTGACTGCAACTCTTTGATTTTCTCATCCTGTTTTCTTCTGAATCTTTCCAAATATAGCTTAGATAAATAGCTGAGAACTGCGATAGCAACGAATGATACTCCGCCTAGTATGCTTAGCGCATCCAATAACCATTTCATATCAAAACTTGCCTTTATTAGTTTATTTGCTACCAATATTAACCCACACAGAAGTCCCCCGCAATTGAGCGGGGTTGCTAAATTTTGATATTGCTAATTTGATGATAACTATTAACTCGGAAGCCATTCTCCTCGCACCCATGCCTGCACCTCTGACAGCAAGTATCCCGTAGCGTTACGTCCTAACTTACGACGCCTGGGAAACTTGCCTTCCTTTTCAAGCCTCCAGCGAGTCGTATTTGATAACGTAGTCAACTTGCGGCACACCGGTTCGCGGATGATTTGGTCTACATCAGGCATAAATTCAAAATCACTTTCTTCAACAATTGCAATTGGTTTCATATTAAGCCACCTCTCTTTTTAAGACTTTCACTTTAGAGTTTTGATTAATCAATCCATCCAAATAAGTAAACCATATTTCTAAAGCCTCAGATTTTTTATGCATATACTGACTACGATTATAAATTCCAGCTACTCCTTTTATTGTGTGCCCAAGCAAACTTTCTACGGCAAAAAAGTCACAGCCAAAATCATTTAAGTATGTAGAAATCGTTCTTCTGAAATCATGTAGAGTCCATGATGATTTATGCCCTAACCTCTTCCAGATCTTTCCAACATCCGTACTTATTTGCTTCTGGTCACGATATGAACCTAGCATGTAATCGCGATATTTAGTTTCAGCATGAAGATTTACCAGCCACTGTTTTATGCCTTGAGGTATAGGTCTGATAATTTCTTTTTTATTCTTGCTATGTTCAGCAGGAACGGTCCATACCCAATTTTCAAAATCCCACTCACTCCAGGTTGATAACCTTACCTCACTCAATCGGCAACCAAATATCAGACATATTGTCATAACGCGCCGATTATAAAGAGAAGCAAGCGCCCATAGTTTTTCTTTAAAGATATGGTTACATACATCTCTTAACTCATCCTCTGAGAGAAATCTTTCTTTACGCTTTGCAAACTCACCAACATCGGTCATACGCAAATCATTAAGCACATTTGACACTGCAAATTGTCTTATCCGGCAAAATTTTAGTGCCTGTCTGACATCCGCAAAAACATATGCAGCCATAACTGGCGCATTCTTTTTGATCCTGTCAAAACACGCCATCCAGTCAGATAAGCCGCATTGCTCCAGAGGAAAATCACCAATGTGCGGGTAAATATGTAATCTGAACCTGTAGATCGCATCCTGATGCTTCACGCGCTTAACTGAAGCGTAGTTTTCATACCAGTAGTCTAGTGTTTCCTGAACCGTTACTGGCTTCAGTGTTTTTTCTGCACAAAGTTTTAACTGAATTCGAGGATCGCGATTTTCAGCTAACCATGCCCGGCATTGGTCACGCTTTTCTCTGGCCTGCTTAAGGCTCATATCCGGGTATCTTCCAAGAGTGAGCCAGAGAGGCGAAGAGTCGCGATCTCCCAAGCGATAAAAGAAAACGAAGCTAATTCCGCCTTTTTTACTGACCCTTGCAGATAGTCCTTTGCCGTCCGCAATATGCTTTTGCGCCGGCTGCACCTTCCCCATCAAAGCACGTAACGCTTTGTCGCTAAGTTTGTTCTCTGCCCCCATCGTACCCCTCCATTTGCAATACACATTGCAATACACAGTTAGTCGTAACACCCGAAAACCTAGGAATCACCACGAATGCCAATGAAAGGTTAATTCATTTATTATCAATTGCTTGTGGTAAGCCCTGAACAGAAACGGGAGTAATTGAATGTCAGAGGTGCATAATAATCCTTAATATCGGAGAGTCGGGTGATCACGCCATGGATGAGGCTAATCCCCCTTAACTGGTGAAGCCGTTTACGCATAGCCAGGTGCAGCATGCTGTCAGCCGAAACAGTTTTTAAATCAGCATTGAGTCCGGCAAAACTGGCAGGATGGTTCTTATAAACTCTGTAACCCGTCGGTCGGCCCCAGGCATTGACAATAATCCCCTGGCGGATCTGCTGCCCGGAGGTACTGTTCAGGTTAAACGGAACAAAATCCGCCTCCAGCAGTTCAAGAGAAAACGGTACCTGGGTTGAATGCTGCAACCCGGCTACATTTCCCCGTACCATCTGTGTAAACACCTCGCCATCACGCAGTGCTGAACGTAACAAAAGCCGCTCTGCTTCCGGACGGGTAAACATCCCGGTCACTTCCGGACGAACCGACCATTCCGCCCAGAGCGCGGATAACTGACCAGCAAACTCAGAGTGGAGATTACCTTCAAGATCCAGCGGTTGCGGTTCAACGTGGATCCCGTGAGCACCGATGACCCGATCCTCCATCTTGTCAAAAAGACCAATCACCAGATCATGGTTTTCATCCAGCCAGCGGGCCTGTTCTCGTAATGAAGTACCGGCTGCAAATACAGCGGTGTCCGCCGACCGGGATTCACGTTTCCCCTTATGCAGGCGAGTCGGATTTGCTGCCTCATAGGCTCTGAGTCTGAGTCGGTTTTGTGCGCGTGATGCCGCCCACCCGGGCGATATTGCGCCCAGTGCCTTTTCAAAAAATCCCATGATTTGCCTTACAGAAAGTTAGCGAGTTTGAACGAGCCGCTGCGGTTTGAGACAGCGCGCCAGCGCCTTTCCCAATATTCAAGCTCGTCACGCAGGGCTTTAGGGTCATGGTTGGTAATTGCCCGGCCATTAACCCCCGTGAATGACACGCTTTTACCGTCCAGAGAATCCCGGTAAGCCTGGCGCACAGCTACCAGCATCTGTTGAACTTCTGATTTCGTCACAGCCAGCCTCCTTTACCACTGACACCCAGCCAGCCACCAGATAACGGGCTGGACTGTTCAGATTCAGGAACAGGAGACGAACGTACAGGTACCGCTTTTTTCACAGCAATCTCCCTGGGGTGCTCCCCGTCAATGATGTTTGAATTACTCTCCTGAGCAGCAGCCCATACTGGGGGCTGTTCCCAGTCCCGGATTTTTTCATAACCACGCAGGACAGCGACGGCGTGGGCATAACAGAAAAGGTCAAAGGCTTCGTTATTACCTTTTCCGGGTTTGCGCCATTTTCCGTCCGTACCGCGTTCTTCGTAGGTCAGTTCTTCGTAGAACCACTCCCCCAGCCAGTCAGGAAAATGGATATACCCGGCACCGGGTGTTTCACGCTCAAGGTTGTTACTGAGCTGATCTTTCAGCAGGTCTGTCTGCAACAGATATACCGGAACCTCACCACGCGCATCCGCCCGGCGATCGCTTCGGCCTGTGTTGTCAGGGTGCGTTTTGGTAATGATTTTCTGGCGTCGGGTGCTGTCACCTTTTATCAGGTAAACCCGTTTACCCAGTCCGTCACGACGACACTGGCGCCAGAATTTATAGGCGTTATCCGTTACCCCATCTTCCCCGCCGCTGTCGACAGCCATTGCAAGAATGGGCATCCGTCGTGAAGGGTCTGACTGCAATGCATAGGTTTTTTCGAGGACATCCGTGATGAGCAGTTGCCAGTCTTCCGGATAGGATCCGGGATGCACCTGCTGTGCCTCACCATTTTCATCACAACGCAGGGACTGGCGGATGTTATAGCGGTCCACCAGCCAGCGTTCGCCGTTTTCACCGTACCCGATGATCTGGACGACAAAACGGCGCTTCTTCCCACCCTGCACATCCACCGACGCCAGAAGAAAACGGACTTTCGGCGGCACAAGTCGTTTGCCATAGTCTTCTGCCCGCAGCATCAACACGTCAGCACGTCGCTGCTCACTGGCTGCACGGGGAAGATAAGGAAGCCCCCAGTCAGTATTAATTACGGTCTTGAGCGTTTCTTCGCTTCCGGTGGCCTCATAGTCCTGTTCCGCCGTCAGTAATTTGTAGACCAGTTGCGCCCATGTCTGGTATGCCGCCGCTGGTCCCTCCATCCAGAACGAGGCAATGCGCGAGCGTCGGGCTTCTCCGGTGATGTTGCCCTCACGGTCGATAGTTTGTCCCTCTCTCAACCAGACACCCTTTCCGTTCAGTTCCCGCTTCCTGTCGGCGGTAATCATGCCGCTACAATGCGGACAATCAATATGCGCCGCTTCACTGGCCTTTACCGGGTCAGACGTTTCCCGGTAGCCTGTCATCGCCTCCATGGCTGGTTGAAAGTATTCCCCGCAATGTGGACATGGCCAGTACCAGCGGCGACGATCGCCGCGGTTATATAAAGACAGGATCCCGGTCGTGGGAGGGGCTTCGTGAGGTGACTTTCTCCGCCACTTCGTATTGGTGATTTCCCTGCCCGGTGAACTCTCGACCAGTGTCATCCCCGCCGACATAAAGGTGGTGGTACGTTTTGAAGCAAGCGAAAATCCATCCCCTTCCCCGTCGATATCTTCCGAGAAGCGATCGTAATCCGTCAGCGCCACACACTTAAAATCTGAGGATGACATGATGTTGATAGACGGCCAGCCTATCTTCAGGTAGTTCCCGGCAAGGAAAGTCCGGTCATGCACGTTGTTGTCATTGCGTGAGGGACTCAGCCGGCATGCCACCTCCGGGCTGACACGAAATGTTCGGGCCAGACGTTTTTTGGAGTGTTCGCGCGCTTTCTCTTCCGTCATCTGAATGATGAGCATGTCAGACGGATCGCAGACAACGTTGTACACCACCCAGCCATCAATCAGACCAATGGTTTTACCCGTTCGGGCAGGGCCAACAAAAATGACAGCATCATATTCGCGTGATGCCAGGCAGTTCATCGGCTCCACAACATAAGGGGCAAGATTAGGATCCCACTCAACGGAGTTACCCACACCGACCGGAACACGCATATATTTATGTACGGCTTCGGCTACAGGCATTCGGCGCGGTGCTCTGATGATCCCGGCAGTGTTTTTTCTTAGCTCCGCCGCCGTGGCCTGTCGCATGGCTTACTCCTCTTCTGGCGAACTGTCCTCCTGTTCCGGTGTATCTGCCTGCTCAACCTTCAGGGCTATCTGATCTCGCAGGTCATCAATGACTTTTTGCACCCGAACGACAGCTGCAGGCGTCATCGCGCAATCACGTTCAAGAATATCCGGCAGCGTTTCCAGCACCTGAACGACGGCTTTTGCCATCGATGAAAATTCTCGGGTCACTGTCGATGCCGGGATTAACTCACCTGTTTCCTGCTGGAATTTAAGCCTCTCGCGTTCAGACTGAAACCATGCCTTACGATCCGGCGGTAACATCTTATCGATATCCACCAGCTCGGGTGCCGTGGTCCGGCCCAGCAGTTCCCGGAGAATATCGACAACAGAATAAAGCTTGAGACGGGAATTACTGCCCGGAGCAGGCTCAACGTTATTCAGCCTGCTGGAGATCGTCTGACGATGAAGATCGGTCACCGCTGCCAGTTGATTGATATTGAGGCGAAGGTTTTTCAGTTCGTTATCCATGATGATGAACAATATTTAACCATTTCGACATCGTGAATAATTTCACGACTGAAATATCAACAAGTTAAGGGAATGATGATGATGCCGATAAAATGCAAAAAACCAGCCGTTTTCCGCGTGTCCTCGCCCCCTCGGTGTTCAGGATCGCCAGGAGGACCCGCGCAAATGATAATGATCATCAATCATAGGTTAACAACTAAAGCAATCGTAGAATTCGACGAATAAAACCAACATAAATTATTTAATCGCATGAGAAATATAGAGCCCCATGAACGGAGCTCTAAAATTAGTTTGACAAAATTAGTATTCTTTTATTTTTCCTAAGATGGTTAATTTTTGCTTCGGCTTCATGATTGCTGATTTTACCACTAGTATATTCTGATTGAATTTCGGCAAGTTCGTTAAATATTGTTGATGCCTCTTCTCTCGTTTTTCTGCGATGCATCATCAATGTTGATATATATACTGCTGAGAGCGTGTTGTATGTTTCATTTAAACCAATAAAGCTTATCTGATCTAATTCAGGGAGATTTCTTTCAGGAGCTCTTATCATCGAGGAATGATAGTGATAAATTGACACCCGAAAATTCTTTAACTCTATGGCTTCTTCCTGTCGTTTCCATCCAAAAATTGCAATCCCAGCGACTACCGCAGCAACAATCGTTGCGAAGACAGAAGCCCATGTCCCTAGCATCGACCAAAAAGCCCATTCAACTGCAGCACGGTTAGCAACTAAAGTTTCATAAGCGATGTAATTTGCGTCCATTTCTACCTCATATAGTTTTTGAGGTTATTGTAGCGAAAATCATTATCAATGGCACTCAGTCAATGATCCTTTCGAGTGATTCTCTAAAATGTTAAGCATATCCGCCTGTGAGAAATTTATTAGTGATTGTTCACCAGAAATTCTCCGGATAGCTTCATTCGCAACACTATTGATAAACAACTCATGCTGCTTAATTATTTCTTCAGTTTTCTTAGTTATGAGGTTCCACTCTTCATCGAATGACTTTCGGCAAGAAGGATTTAATGACCTGTAATAATATCGGAACAACTCAGAAGCCATAAAGTAATCTGGCCACGCACCTTTGTAATCGCCAATAAGATGAATATAGATCTCATTATTAAACTCCCCGCAGACAAGACTTTCGGATTTTGCTCCGCTGAGTAAGTTGATAATCCGGTTACCAAGATGAGAATTTATTTGTTCCAAGTCCACAAAGTCTGGATGTGGGTTACGTTCGCAATATGAATCACCGTTATTGGTAGTTGCAATGACCAAATCCTTACTTGCTTTTTCAAGTATCCAACCTGTTATCCAGTGCCCAGCCTCATGCTTAGCATTTCTAAAAGTTATCGCTTTTCTCATAATCATACCATCGCAAAGTAAAACCCCAATCATAACAGTTTTCAATGCTTAATTATGTGCTGAACCATGTTGTTACTTGAGATTCTCACAGAGTAGTAAATACGCTCACATGCAATACCTACTGTATAGCGTTGATCAGCGATTGCAGCATAATATCGAGCTTGTTCTGCAACGCTTGCGAGCATGTCGGCGAGCATTCTGGCGTCGCCGTCGGTTGTTTTGCTTCGGACGGTAGCGGCAAGATCTGCGGTGTGCTTTGCGGCGTCCAGGCGAGTGGCAAGTTTTGTTGCTTCGGTGCGCAGCTGGCTAATAGTGGCAGACAGGCCAGCAGCAGTGGCAGCAGATTTAGCGGCTTGTACTTCTGCATCTTTCACAGCCTCTTCACGGGCAATAATACGCCCTTGTTCAATCATGCGGGCTGCGGTCTGGGCGTTCGCTATTTGCGATGATTCCGCGCTGTCACGTTCCGCCCATTTCTTTTCCCAGCCGCGGTTACTCCAAGCATTTCCGCCGATGAATGCGACGGCCACCAGCAGCAAAATGGCAATAAACTGATAGCGCGGGCTCACTGGTCTATCCCCCAGCACGCCAGCGCGCTTTCCTGGTCTCGCCGCTCTACCTGCCCATAGCAGCCATTTTTCTGGCCTTTGGTCAGGCGACAATCGCGGCCACCGTCTTTTATCCACCAGCGGATCGCTTCACAGGCTCCTTTACGGTCGCCAGCATTAATTCGCTTATAGAACGTAGACGGGAAACATTTTCCGGGGCCGATGTTGTATGGGCAGAAAGACGCAATCCCGACTTTCTGTGGTTCGGTCAGTGGTACCTTGATATACCGCTCAACCCACGCCAGCGCCTTGTCACGTTCTATAGCGTTCACCTGGGAGCATTTCTCTGCAGAGAGCTTCATGCCCTGAACTACTGGTTTGCCATCAACCATCGTGGTGCCACGGCAAATGGTCCAGAGTCCGCCGCCGTCGCGATACGCCGTCAGGCTATTACCCTCTTTCTCATCCAGAAACTGATCGAGAATCACGGGCGCGGAAGCCCCGGCAAGAATCAAACCAACGACCGCTGCGCTCAGTTTATTCTTCAGCTTTGGTGACATTGCCATTAAGCCGGTCCTCCCTTTCCTTTTTCCTGTAATACCAGTTGACTGCACAGGTGATAACAGTGCATGCGATACCGACAATAATTGCCCAGTCGCTCAGGCTTAACCCTGCAATTCTGTCGGCCAACATCCAGGACACCTCTTTTGCTGTTTTGGCTGTTTCGGCATATGCCTTCGCTGATACACCGCAGCCGGCAAGCGTGGTTCCTGATCCATATGAAAGTCTGCTGTAAATGGTGCTCATTCTGGTCATAGCCTCACCTCCGATTTTTCGGATGGCGCTTTGTGGAAAGGGAATAAAAAAGCCCGTTCGAATGAACGGGCCAGAAAAGGAGCATTTTGCAATGCTGAAGCGTTAACGCGATGCCGGGTGCCTCCCGGTGGGCCTTTGGCTGACAAACCATGACCCGTGAGCACTTTGCATGTCACTCCCTGACATTGTTTACTGTCACTTTTACCCCTCCGCTTAGGGGGATTCATCACAACAACTTCAAACGAGAGCTTTTACTGAATGCTCTTTAACATTAGGGCCGTTAAAGCAAATCTGCAAACAAATAGCCCTATAATTTCAAAAGGGTCAGGCTTCACGGGCTGGATTTATCAACAAAGCACGTAGCGGATGATTCCCGTGAGCCTGAAATGAAAAATCCCCGGCGAGAGCCAGGGATTGGATGTTTGGTGTTTTTTATTGCGGTGGCTGCAACGGCCCTTCGAGAACCTCAGCTTCACCGTTATGGCAAATATCATCGCCTCTGATCAGATGCCAGACACCTGTGATTGTTTTACCCGTTTCCAGATCATCAACAGTGTCATTCGTGTAATACGCCACCTGTACACATCCACAATGTTGAATCCAGTAATACCCTTCCTTCATACAGTCCTCCGCGATACTAAGCAGGTAGTATAGAGCGGAGCAGATTATGCAGCGTTGCAAGAAACCACAACTCACTGTTTGCTATCCACGGGGCTAGTTCTGGTCATAGCCTCTTCAGATGGCATTATCAGATGCGATGTAATAACTCTACTGATGAGCCTCTTTTTAGTGCGATTGCACTTTCGGAGTGCATCTAACGTCACAAGCCCATCATAACAAATTGATTTTATTAGCCTATAGAATGGTTCATTTATTGCATAAGGAACATAACAAAGTGGAACCAGAGGGATGAAAGATGACAAATACATTTTTTTACCACATACAATACTGGGGTTATCTTACAGTTCTAGTATTACTGTACCAGGTAATTTTCAATTGAATGAAACTCATGAGCCTAAAATGAAACAGGACCGTTCGGATGAGCGAGTCTGAGATTAGAAATTTAGCATTATAAGAAATGAGTGTGGTGCCGGGTGCCTCCCGGTGAGACTGCCCCGGACAGCAAGCCTCGCGTGCATATTGCGTCAAAGGGATGTTGACTTTACCGGACGCCCCGCCGCACAGGGGGATTCACCACTAAAATAACATACCTTCGGCAGATCCCTGCGTCAAAACAATCGACATAACATTCATGTAATTACCCATGAAAAATATCTACGGGTGTACAATAAGGAACCGATTAAAAAGAACAACAAGGAGGTAAAATGCGCCATCAGATAGTTATGTCATCTAAAATAAAATCCATAGGTTATTATCCTTCAGAAAAAATTCTGGAGATTGCATTTACTAATTCTGGAACTTATCAATACATTGGAGTTTCAGCCAAAATTTACAATACCTTTTTAGAGGCTAAATCCAAGGGGCGTTTCTTTGATGGTGTTATCAAAGATAAATACCTCTGCAGAAAAATTGGATAAGTCAGGATAAATATATCGTATTAGGTATTGTTTTAATTTTCGACACCCAGACTCCAGAGACGATAAAGCCCGCGAAACGGCACGCTTTTATATTTTCTAAGATTAGACCGACGATGTGACAGGGGTACTGTGCCGTAGCACGTTCGCGAATACCCCTGTCGTATCGCCGGAAAGCAAAAACCCCGCGCTGGCGGGGTTCTCGTTATATTCAAATTGTTCGCTTTTCGTCGCTGCCATCGTGGCGCAGCTCTGCCAAGCATGAATGGATTATCTAATTTTCTGGCCCGTTTTCAACTCCACTATCAAAAAAAAGCACTAATAGCTAAAAATGGTTCATTGAGTCTATTCAGATAGTTGTTTGCGTGCCTCCAAAAAGACCTTTGCTCTGAATATTTCCAGGCACCAGCGCACGCGCTTTCTCGCCTCCCCGTCAGTTAACCATGGTGCAATCGTCTGCAGTTCCCGGGTTATGTCTGAGATTTTTTTTCGAGTGGTGTAATACTGAAGACCAACAACATAAACCGGATCGTTAATATCCAGAGCCTGCAGTACGCATTGCTCAACAAAATCGACATCGTCATTATGCAGGGCCTCGTCAATCACACTGGCGGGGGACTGGGGCCAGAGAATGCTATGTGCCCTGTTCATTGCCTGCTGTCCACGGAATCCCTCTTCTCTCGCCTGATTCAACGCAGCAGTGAAACGCTCAAGCGCCTTATCTGACCAGTTCCGTCCCTTAAGCACATTCCAGCACGCATGGCCCCGCGGCATACGAGGTGCTGTTTTACCTCCCACACCCTCGCCCCATGTAGTGAGCAGGGATTTAATCCATCCGGACTGAATCCCCGTCAGAAGAATGCATTTACCCAGCCAGCTTTTACGCGGCGCAACTGCTGCTTTTTCAAGTGCTGACTGCTGTAGTCTTCGTTGGCGTGGCGTCATGCTTTTAGCTCCTCAATAATAATTCTCCCTGTTTCACCCCATAATTTTGATACCCGTGCATCCCATATATGAGCATCATTTTCGTAAATAGCGTCCATCAGGGCTTTCATCATGTTGTCGAAATCAGGTTTAGCCTGGTGCGGTTTACCGTTGAACTCAGCCCGTTTCTTTTTGCTCCAGCTCGCTGGCATCGGAAGGATGAAGGTGACATGCGAGCCACTTTCCGGCAGCTCAATACCCTGCAGACGCACTTCATCACAGAAAGCCCGGTAACGCAGAACCTCGGGGCGCTTTTTCCATTTATCAGCGCGGGTCATTCTGGGCTTACCAACGGGAGAGATTTTATATTCAGGCATAAGTCGATTCCCCCAGTTCGTAGAGAACCTGCACCAGCAGCTCTGTTTCAGTACCGTAATTGTTTTCCCAGGACTGGCGGCCAGCGTGAATGGCTACGCCGTGTCCGCCCTGGCGATGATGGATTGGGCAAAGAGGAATAACTTTGAAATTGTCAGCGCGCTGGCCAGCTCCCTGACCAGTTCGGATGTGATGTATCTCTGCTGGGGTTTCACCCAGATTCAGGTTTTTGCAGACAATACAGCCCAGCACGACTACGCGGGAAAGATGAAGTTGTTCGGCTTTGGTCTTTGATCTGCTCATGCTGCACCACCAGCACAAACAGCAACACCGCTCACGAAGGAACGGTGTGAATGGGGTAATTCAGTTTTATGCGCCATGGCGTTTTCCCGGTTGGCGCAGTGTTACTCAGCGGGCTGTTCAGACCCGTGTTTGAGTATAACCTAACTTATCCTGCATCATAAACAGGAAGACCAGCTTTCTTTCTGGCCTCTTCCAATGCCCGCAAAGACGTAACAAATTCATCTTTACGTAAAGCGAATCCCCTCACCACGCTCCCCTTCACGAAATAAATCAGAACCGGGCCAGTGTGCTCCGGCAACCCTGGGATTAAATCATCCGGAATTTGCATGAGATGCCCCTTGCAAAGATTCCCACACCTGAATCGACCTGAATTACCTGGCAATAATTGCGCGAGGCGATGCGGAAACTCGATTTAAAAAATGGCAGCAGGAGCTACCAGCTAAGGGGTGTTAATTAACAAACCACTCGTCTGCACTTTCCCAGGTATCCTGGAGGATTGATTCAATTTTCTTTTTATCGTCCTTGTCACCGCCAAAAACACTTAACCCATTCGACCCTGCGCGCCGGATTGTAAGCCTGCAATTGTCATAGTGATCATTCAGGCGGTTAAGTAATTCTTTCTCCAGTGCTGGAACCGCGCCTTTAGGAAGTTCTTTCATGCGATCAATGGTTAATTCAACTTTCATAATGGCCTCCATTGCATATACTGTTTTTTTATACAGTATACTCATGCACGGAAATGATCAACGTTTTAAGAGCACAAATTGTTAATTTCCTGTCAGGAGTAAAACAAAAAAACCCGCCGTAGCGGGTTGAATTAGCAGTGTTTTATTATGCGGCAGTTTCTTTCTGCTGGCACAATCCGAGAGATTCGCCCTCACTATTGCATCATCAGTGAGCAACTGTGTGACCATGAGGTAAAGCGTATCCAACTTTCATTCGTCTTTTTCAATCAGCAAAGGGCTGGTTAGTGCCAAAAGCGGACGATTCAGAAGCTAGCTCTTAATAAAAGCTGACGCATTATCGAACCGGATAACCATGCGTAAAGGCTGTGGATGGCCATATCGAGATGTGTTTCAGCGCTGGAAACAGAATGACAGCAATCAACAACCTGTTTGACTGCTGCGATTTTAAACTCTTCGGTATAACGCTAACCACTCATGGTAACCTCTCTTTAAGTCATCTTAATTGACTCTGAGGTATCTGTTAAACCCGTGGCGATTCAGGGGATTCAGTTAGTCCGCTCCATAGCAGGAGCGGACGTGGAGAACAACAGTCTTAGTTGAGCAACGGGGAGCTGGTTAGCATTTTTACTCATCACTTTCGCAGACCAACCCTTATAAGATCATGAGGGAATAAAGGCTTAATCATTATCTTATCGTTAAAAATAAATAGTTTAGGTGACAGGGCGATGACATCGTAGATATTATCGACAATGAGTTGTAGATGGGTTCTGAACACGGGCACATTCGCATCATCCGCTACGACAAATACAGTTTCATTGCCTAAGTCGCTCACGTTAAACATCTCATGACTAGGTTCATAATCGCTAAAGTCCATTTCCGACCATTTGAGATCACCGCTATACCATGGATATTGAAGAAAAATATCCATTACCGCACTCAAATCATCCCCTTCCATAACATTAAAATCTGTCTTGAGAAGGTCCTTACATTCCTCAAACAATGTCATGTCCATTCCCTTTAGGCTTTATAGCTGAATATTTTTATCATATCCTCCCTGGATGATTGTTTAAAGGAATTAGGAACGTCCTCTGATCGCTCATAGCGGACCAAAACCAAATCTAAAATGACGTGGCTAAACGGGAGTACATAGTGATTAACAGGACGCTCCGGGCAGCACCATACTAAATCAGTTCTCGCCAGAGGTAGACGTTGTTTCATGATGGGATGAGCGCTCCCGCCAGACAGTCCATGCTACTGCCGCCTCCCATGATAAATATCCGTTATCGCCATTTTTCGCCCTGCGGAGATCAACTGCATCACCAAACTTTTCAATGATGAATTTTTCAAATTCTATGCGCTTTTCTTCGTCGTTCGTTGAATCCACGCCTTCTCTAGAAGCGTCCTACTAATCGCTCTTAATGCCTAAAAAATAGCGTATCCAATAGAGAGTAAAAAACCAGCCATAGCGGGTTTGTTTTTGATGGTGAGTGCCATTTATCGGCAACTATTTCTGACAAACCTTCTTAGACTTGCTGATAGAGCCATCATTACAAACAAACTTTTCACCCGAGCAATGCGATATTCCGCCTTTCTTACCTGAGCATGGCTTGTTTGCTGCCGTTGCTGTCACTGAGAAAAGTGACAACAATAAAGCAACAAGAACTTTCTTCATATCCCTATCCCCATCAGTAAAAGATAGGGAATCGTAGCAGAGATTGATGAAGTGAAAAAGAAAACCTGCCGTAGCGGGTTTAATTAGCAATATTTTATTAAGCTGCCATTTGTTTCTGCTGACACAACTACGGAAGATTATCCCTCACCATTGCTTCAGTTAACCAGCACCACCTATACACTCTAAGCATCGAAAAGGCCTCCAAGGAGGCCTGTATTGCCGATATGGGAATCCCTATATCGCTTGTATGGTAAGTTGTACGCTCCAGCGCAACTATTGCCCCACCAAAATTGGTGAATTGAAGATATGAGTAGCTTTTTTTAATATGCTTTCCGCGCCCATGGAAGGCACAGTAAATAACAAAAGCAAAGTTACTTAATGGAAATATATAAAAACTATAATAAATTGCGCCCAGACGGTTTCCTTCATTAAAGGTGTTAACATGTCTCATCAACCCACGACAACCCAAGTTATCTGTTCGGTGCTCCTCTTCATCATATTAGGTATTCCATTAGCAGGCATAGGAATAGCGATGCTCATAATGGCGGAAGGGATTGAGCGTTGGTCTGGACTTATTTTCTTGGCATTTGCTTTTGGAGTTGGCCAACATTCCTGGGGAGTGATCTCTGGCAAATAATGGAAATTGATGCGCCGGGTAGTGCCCGGCGTCTTCCATCGCACCACGCCAGTTTATACGGCCGCCACTATGCTCAAGAATCAAAACCGCCAGAGCACGGATAAATATATGTCGTCTACGCGCATGTCCATTCTCCGCTACCAATTCCCTGTACTTGCTCTCAGCCTTAGCGAGTTGTGCTGCTAGTCCCCAGTAGGTTGGTTTCATGCTGTTTTTCCCTAGTTTATTTTTTCGACAAGTTCAATCCACTGTGGCGCCAGCTTTTTCTCTGCCTGTGCGCGGCTAGCGGCTGGACCATTCAAATTCACACGATAATGGTCATACGGGCATTTCAATCCACCCCATACCCAACCCATATAGTTAGGCTTTAGCGCGTATTCGGGCATATTTCCGCAGGTCGGACAGCGTGGTAACTCAGACTGTTTCATTGCACCAGCTCCTGCATCAGCGCACCGTGTTTGCGAATGCTGCGAACGGCTTCACGAAGTTTTTCCAGGTTAGCCAGCTTCGCTTTTGTGCGCCGAATTTCACTTGAGATACCGCGTACCGTTGGGATCAGCAGATCATCAGGACGGCTGACGAAAGCGGGGATTTCCTCAACAATTTCAGTGACAGATTTTTCTGGTACCAGTGGTGTTGATGTTTCCGGTTCCCGTGGTGCAGAGCTTTTGTTTTTCACTGACGCAGTGGCCGGCACCGAATAAACAAACTTGCTGCCTACTTTTTCGCGGATGATCCGCCCTTTTGTCATGTGGTGAGTCAGCATTGGCGCCACACGTTTTGACTCAATACCTGCCAGTGTTGCCAGCTCAAGGGATGTCTGTGGCCCATGTTCCGCCAGTAATGCGATGACGTCGCTGACTGATACACTTACCGGCGCTTTGCTGAAAGAACTGATCGCTTTTGGCTGTGATTTAACTTCCCCGGTAGAAACCTTCCAATACCCGTTAACCTGAATAACCTCGTTACGTTCTTCGTGTTCACGCAGCATCCCGATCACCGCCGCAGGCTCAATTTTCATACGTGCCGCAATTTCACGGGCAGTCGCTTTTTCCATCGCTTTCAGTACGTCTAAAATGGTATCCATAAAATTCTCCAGATTAAATTAAGCCAGCCGCTTTACGGCGTTTGTATTCTTCAAGCAGCTGCTGCGCGGGTGTCGGTCCTGCCGGATGGCGCGGCGCCGCAATCTGTTTTCTTACCGGAGGGATCGGCTTGCCATCCTCCAGGTGTTTTTCCCACTTCACCAGTTGGTCCGCAGCCAGTCTCTCCAGCTCGGGTTGGGTCATTTGTCGCTCAACACCAGTTCGGCGAAGTTCGGTGCAAATCTGGTACAGGACCGGATTACATTTGCGGTCAATGAAATATTCCTCAGTGCTGGCGTAACGGTAAGATTCGTTGCGCCAGTTCCTGTATTCCGCCATAACGTCCGAAACCTTCAGTCCAAGCTTCCCGCCGTCACAGTCAGCCACCAGCGTCACGAACTCAGCCAGGTCAGGTGGCCATGAATTACCCGCCGCACAGCGAGCAACCATCGCGTTACAGACGCTCGTCATCCGGTCGCTGGTCAAATTCCCAATCTGAGCAATCCATAGGTCCGACGGAGCCGATCCGTTTTTGGTTTCCCACCGGCTGGAGTATATTTCCAGCATGAGAACCCAGAACTTCCACGCCTTCTCCTCGAGCGCGGAGTTGTGCAGCGCGTGCTGCGCGTGCTCGCTGTACAGCTGCGTTTGCTGTGGAGTTTGGATCCAGTCCTGCATGTGAGTTACCTCGCGGTTTAGTGGGTTTGGCCTGTTGCAGGTGGCGGGCAAATTTCTGCTCCCACTGCGACTGGTAAAAAACTTTATTCTCTGGCTGCCAGTAGGCAATGAAGCTGTTCAGCTCGCCTCTGAGGTTCAGTCCATCCGGGATCGTTATGCCCCAGAATCCAACGCGCTGGCGAAAGTCAGCCGACGGTTTCCAGTCAATGGTCATTGGGACCTTCCCAAATGACTCTCCGGCGGGAAAATTCATACCAGGCTGTCCGGGATATTCAGGAACCGGATTGTTATGAACTGGTTCGACCTCTCCCCCTCGCGTGTTATGTGTGGGGTTTAATGACGGATCAGGTTTTAATGACGGATCGGGGTCAATTTTTGGGGGGGTTAAATCGCTGTTTTCACCAATTTTTGACCCCTCAATTTTTGACGGGTCAAAATCTGCCCCCTTACCATCCTCTTTTAAGGGGTCATTATTTGACGGGTCAAAAATTGACGCCTTATCTTCCTGCCCTGCTGGCAGGCAACGGGAACCTTTCTTTTTGGCTCTCTCTTCCCGTATTTTTTTACGCCCCTCTGCTGCCGCTTCTTCGAGTTTTGCGATATCAATCTGATAAACATTTGTCAGATTTCTTCCACCCAGCTTGCGTTCTGTTTTTTTAATCCAGCCGCCCTTAACAAGCTCAGCTAAAGCAGTTTTTATTGTCGTATCGCTTTTAGCGCCGATCTCAATCCTGAGCGTCTCAATCGCTGGCCACGATATGCCGTCAGCATTGCTGTAATCAGCCAGGCGGGCCATAAGCGCAACGCGGGAAATTCCCAATCCAGCAGGAGCGCACCCTTCCCATACAAGACCGTGTAATTTGCTGCTCACGACTGCACCTTTCTAAATTTCAAATCAAACTCTCTGCGGCTGGTCTCGCAGATGTCCTGATAACCTTCGTATCGGTACATAACCCGAAGATGAGAAACTCTCATTACCGTCACCATGCGTCCGCGTTCGTTGCGGTATTTCATCCCCGGAATCATTTCAGCGCTGCGATCGACTGTCTCCGCCGGTACTTTGTGCTTCATCGCATTTTTCATGCGGTCTACTAATTCCTGGGCAAGCATGGGAGCCTCCTGTTACGCCGCGCGTGGACCAATATGGTTGAACTGAATGCTGACGCCGGGGATGAGATCGGCCAGAGCCTGAATTGCCTCTGCCGTTTCTTTGCGGATTACCTGCATTGGCTTACCAGTCAGCACTGCACTGGTCGCCTCAATGCACTCGCGGTTCGCAATGGCCACCAGGTTATGTAAGTCATGCTGACCAGCCAGCTCTGCATCCATCGCAGCTTTGATTGCTGGCGCCAGCGCAGCTGCCTGGCCACGATAGTTCGGTGTGTCATTTCGAAATGCCCGCTGGATGATCTGCGTGTTGTTATGCAGGCGGCGCACATACTCTGACGGGTCCACGATATCTGTCAGGCTGTCCAGCAAATCACCGTAGTGATGCGCTGTAATCAGCGGGACTATCTTTTTCCAGCCCCCTTTCCTGCCATCCTTCATCGCCCACTCTTCCAGCTCGATGGCCAGCAATTTAATCTCGTTGATTTTCATCAATCAGATTCCTTCTTGGTTATGCAGGTATTCTGTTTACCAAGGCGTTTGGCCTGGCGGTAACGGTCATAAACGTCTTTGTCGTAGATGAGTGCGCCATTTGAGGCATCAGAGAGACGCTGAGCACAGCGCTCGGGAACAAGTTCTTTCCATTGACTTACAGCAGAGCGGTCGACGCCAGCAACATGTGCCACTTGAGTGTTTGTGCCGAAAAATTTCACGGCATCAATTTTGTACATTAAGCAACCTCGTTTGTTGAGTTTATTTAACAAGGTTATTTGGTGAGAATTCTTTAGTCAAGAAGAATTAAGATATCTAAACATGAATAGTGAAACTTTAGGTCGTCGAGTATTACGTCGACGCAAAGATGTTGGGTTAACGCAGCGAGATCTTGGAAAAGCTCTCGGGATATCGCACGCCACTATTTCGCTATGGGAAAGTGACAACACAGAGCCTTCAGGTAAGAACCTGCATGCACTTGCTAAGGTGCTCCAGTGCAGCCCTACTTGGATTTTGTTTGGTGATGAAGACCAGACTCCTGCAGAACCAGTCTCAATTGAAGAGCAGAGAACTTTAAGCGTTGATGAACAAGAGATGCTTGAGCTCTATCGCTCTTTGCCAGAATCAGAGCAACAAGCTCAAATCCAAAATCTCCGGGCTCGAGTTGAAAACTTCAACCAGCTCTTCGAAGAACTCCTAAAAGCCCGCAAACGAACAGAAAAAAAATAACCTTTTTCAGTAAGTTATCTTCTTACGTTTCTTTTGTTGAGTTTTATTACCAAAAACAACTTGCCAAACTTGGTTAGTAATCTTAACCTTATTCCATCAAGTAACCACACGCAGTGATTACTCAGAATCAAATGTTCCGCTTACCCTGGCGATACAGGGCCAAAAACAAAAAAGCGCCCTACTGGACGCTTCGCTCTTTAATAATCTGGACATTCTGATCATAGGTAGCTGAGTTAACCAATATTCAGGCGGTACATGGTTCTCCAGTAACTCTTTGAACAAACTGACAAAGAACAATTTTTCCTTCTTCAATTGAATCAAAAAGTTCTGAATGATAAACGCCATCAGTTCGCTTACGAAAAAGATACTCAAATTCTGGTTTGACGCTTCTAGATGTCAGGCGTTTCAAAGTATCCATATCGCAGCGGAATTTGAATTGCTTGCCAGACCTTTGAAGCATGTGCACACCCGTGGATGTATTACCTTTATTTCGAATAAGTGAAACCATGGTCGATGTGCCTTTGCAATTGAATTGGCTGATGATTGACCATCTGATCAATCTACCTCGGATGTCCAGATTATCGCATTCCTGACTGTTGGGGAATAGCAGGATCCACCGCGCCTGATGTGGTTAAAAGCAGGCTAAAGCAATAAGAAGTAGACCCCTGTTCTGGCGGCCCGGTGTTTTCCCGTGTATTTCCGGTAACCGCCAGCCTTTTTCAGGGCGCAACATGCAAGCGCACTCCTTCACTTACCAGTTATGGGTGACAGGCGTGAAACAGGCGGAGTGCGCTTGCAGATGTGATTAATTGCTGTGTGTGCCGCGTGGTCTTTGCCCATCTCCCACAATGGGCACCTTTTTTACCGGAGGGTTTATGAAAAATTCACAGCCAGTTATACCGGACGGGGATCCTGATGTGGAAAGCTCAGTAAATAATTTTATTTATCAGTTAAGCGTTCCTGTTTTTCGCGACCGCCTTACAACTGAACTTGAAGCACTTTACGAACAACAGAAGGCAGCTCTCGATCACACGGAATCTTTACTCAGGATGGTGCGTGCCAATGGTTAAATTTACCAGAGAAGATATTGTCCGGCGCACAGCTGAAGCTGAATATAAAAAAGCTGTGGCTGATATAACCGGCGTTCAAAAATACAAAGATGAAGCGGTGCTGGATATGTGTTTCATCAAAGTAATGACCAAAATAGTTAACGACCAGAGGGTTAATATTAGCGAATTTTTACGCTGAACTTTTATTTACCCCCTTCAATAACTTCAAACAATTAAGAGAGTTTTTATTTATGTCTTAACTGGCAGGGCTAACTATATCTATCAATGATGGCCCTGTCATAGCCAGCCATGCAGGGAGGGTAAGTGACACTTGAGTGCTGTCCGTATTGCAAAAAATGGAGTTCTGATGACTCCATGTATAAATCAACAAAGAGAATGCATAAGAGATTAGTGACTGCTTATTTCTGTAGCCTTGAGCATGCTATCTCCTACAAACAAATTCATGAACCGCAGCGCTGCAATTTAAGCAGAGGCAATGCGCGCCATTCACATAAACATTATTGAGGTTGTTATGACTATTGAATTAAATATTTTTTCTGGAATGCTCGAACCTAAAAAGGGTTCGCTTGATAAAAATAAGGACCTTCCCGTTTACGCTGGCGCTGTGAGAGCAAAAAATAAATCCGCGGCACAGGTGATGTTACACGGAATTTTTCTGCAATTTGCACCAGAACTTGCTGATGATTATTTCAAACCTAAAGTATGGGAGGACATCGAAGACGTCCCACGACCTGAACTTATGGGCGTATTAACTCCTGATTTTTTCTCAGATGAAATTGTCTGGAATGCTGAAGCTGGCAAACCTGAACGCGTGCTGGTTGAGCCTGAACTTGCTGATGATGGCCAGCAGAACGATGGTGCAACCGCAGAGAAAATGACAGCGGTAAGACCGTTACCAGCTAACTATCGCGCCGCCAGCCTGGTGCTGTTTGGACCTGCTGAGGAAATCACAGCCAATCAATACGGTCAGGTAATGGATCTGGTAAACGATGAAGAAAGCAGTTTTGCTCGTGAAATGGCTGAAGCCATCGCCCGGGAATCTCGCGTGCTGGCGCTGCTGCCGGAACGTCAGGAAGAACTGCTGGCGCATCTGCGTGCAACTGTCAAAGAAACGGCACAATGGCCCGATTTCAAAAGGCCGATTGTTAAGTGGATCGAAACTCCGCCCGCGCAACACGAACCCGTCAAATTAACCACAGACAGCGCAGAAACCGGCAACGAGACGCACACCGAATCAGGCTGCACCCTGGGCGGCGGAAACCAAACCGATCGCGTTCTTCCCCATACGCTGGCAACCCTGCGCCATGAGACGTGCCTTGGTATTCTGGGTATTGCTATGGATTTCGACATCTACGAACTGCCACATGCTGTTCATGAGCGTGCAAAAAAAATGGAAGAAACCGGCACCGATGAGCGCTTTACCGCCTGGTGGAAACAGTTCCGCCGCACGCCCGGTATTCTGGATTATTCAAAGGCAGCAATTATCGCCCTTATTAAATCCTCCCCGGAGGATATCTACCGCGACCCCGTAAAGCTGCGCGAGTACATCAATAAAAATCTTACTGAGTCAGATCACGCCAATCCAGATCCGCTGATTGTTGATATCGCCTGCGGCCGCACATCCGCCCCGCTGCCACAAAAAATTGATGAGACATCTCACAATGATCAAACCGAACAGACTTTACAGGACAAAACTGAATTACCAGCAGTCTGCCCGGCTCGCGCTGCGGAACTCGACAGAGAGCTGGAGGCGGCATTTGCCAATAGCGCCTCAAATGAAGGTGAAAAAACGGAAGTGACCGATCATGAAGACGATCGGTTGCCGATGGATGCCCGCGAAATTGAGATTGCTCACGCGCTGAACGACCTGCTTTCCGGACGTACTGACATTATGGGTAAAGAAGAAGCGGAAGGCGTAGTTACCTGCACCGGCCACCTCATCGCTGAAGTAACCCCGCTGCTGATCATAGATATCGCCACTACTGAATTTTGTCTGTCGCCCAATTTTAGCGATGAAGAAATTCACGATATTGCAACGACAATTCTTGATGGCTGGACTGATGATGCCGCCGTGCGCCAGAAAATCGCCCTCGATGCGATCGTGGAATATCGCCGCCCGGAACCACCAAAAGCGGTGGTGATCGATCCGCCCGTTGTTACCGTTAAGCCGAAAAAGGAACCCGAACCAGCTCCAGAATCAAATCCCGAACCGATAACCCTTACTTACCGCCAGCAGCTGACGCTCGCAGCTCTGCAGGGGATGTGTGCTAACCCGGCATACCGCGGCGATTTCGACGAATTGCCGCACATGGCTGCAGCGCTTGCCGCTGGGGTTATAAGTGCGGAGGCGGAGCAGCGACAGACAACTTAACCGGCGATGAAGCCCTGATTCGCTCTCTGCACGTCTGTGATGACGGGCGAGACTGGACAGCAAGACTCGTGTGGATGATGGGGGATCGTAAGCGTATTAGCGAACATTCCCATTCTTTACCGCCAGCACTACCACAAATCGTAAAGCCAACGATAAAGCCGAAAGCCAGGAAAAAGCGGCGCCGGGTTAAACCAGCGGTAAACCTGACTGATTTTTGACAATCAACCTGCGCCTGCTGCGTGACGTATGATCGCAGCTGGCTATCGAGGTGCATATGAAACTTTTATCACTCGAGCGCTGGGCGGAAGAACGCTATGAAGAGCCTCCGCAGATAGGAACCCTCAGAAAATGGGCGCGTAACGGTAATATTTACCCGCCTCCGGAAAAAGAGGGAACAGAGTACAAAGTCAGGCCCGATGCCATTTTTATCAGGCCAAACAAATATTGTAAGACTGTTAACACAAATCAGAGCAGATACCCGTTAAAAGGGCGATTGATAGAGAGGATTATCGATGGCGAGGCCGGACAAGTATGACGCTAATTTGCCTAAGAATCTGACCTATCGTAAAGCCAGGAAGTCATATTCCTGGCGCAATCCCGTCGACGGAAAAGAGATATCTCTGGGTAAAATTTCGCGCAGGGAAGCGATCGCCCAGGCCATTGAAGCAAATCACTACATCGATAAAAATTACACTCCAATCGCCCTACTCGAACAACTGAAAGGTACTAATGAATACACCATGGCCAGCTGGCTCGATCGGTACGAAATTATCCTGCAACGACGCAAGCTGGCGACCAATACTTACAAAGTTCGCGCCGGGCAGCTGGCGACCATTAGAGAATACTTTGGCGTAATGATACTGGCCAGCATAACCACCCGAGATGTGGCTGAGTTTATTGAGCGCTGGACGGAATGTGGCAAAACAACGATGGCAGGAACCATGCGATCAGTGCTGTCTGATGTTTTCCGTGAGGCCGTTGTGGAGGGGCGTGTTGATTCCAATCCTGTTGACCCGACTCGAGCACCGAAAATTAAAGTGCTGCGCGAGCGCCTGGAATATGAAATGTTTATGGCCGTTCGTGCTGGTGCAGAGCGCATGCCAGCATGGTTCGGCCTGGCGATGGATCTCGCCCTGGTCACCGGTCAGCGACGTGAAGACGTCGCCCGGATGCGCTTCAGTGACATTAAAGATGACCGACTGTACATCGAACAACAAAAAACTGGGTCTTGCCTGGCTATTCCACTTTCACTGACGTTGAAAGCATCCGGCCTGAGACTGTCGACTGTCATCGATCGCTGCCGGCTTGTCAGTCGATGCGATTTCTTGATAAGTCCCGGGCTCAGAAAAAACAGCGAAGACGGAAGCATAAACCTGGATAGTCTGACAAAAGGTTTTGTGAAAGCACGAAATTTTTCTGGTTTAAAGTTTTCAGAAAACCCACCTTCATTTCATGAAATTCGGAGTCTGGCAGGAAGGATGTATGAGAAGGAATTCGGGAAAGATTTTGCGCAAAAACTGCTGGGACACAAGTCAGAAAAAATGACTGAGAAGTATCTTGATACGAGAAAAAAAGAGTATGTGCTGATCTAATTTTTCTTCGTAAATGAATTGTGAATGTTAAAAATGGTGTGGTATAACGAGTAAAGACCGAATATTTGAATTCGGACAAATTTCGGACATGGAGTCCTAAGTAACTGAAATTAAAGCCCGATAAAAAGAGACCGAATACGATTCCTGTATTCGGTCCAGGGAAATGGCTCTTGGGAGAGAGCCGTGCGCTAAAAGTTGGCATTAATGCAGGCTAAGTTACCCTGCCATTTAAGAATAGATGACAGCGCCAGGTTTTCCAGTCCGCGACTAAAGTGGCCGGAAAAAAAGGACGTTTGTTACGCATCCAAACGCAAAAACCGCAAGTTCTCGTGTGAGATCCTTGCGGTTTTTTATTGGAAATCAGAGCGCTACATCTGACAATTAGCAGAGCTTTTCTGCACGCTCCACAAACGGTGCCAGGCTCATTTTTTCGCCCGGTTTCGCCGGATCATCAATCTGGATAATCTCGATCGGCTTTGCCGTGGTTTTTCCGCTCTCCATCTGCTGTCTGGCAACATCATTCAACGGGTATTGCACCAGCGTACTGGGATTGATGACATACAGCGCGTTACCCGGGCGGCAGGTCAGCATCACCTCTTCCCGATTAAACGCCCACTTATCTTTGCCAACCTCAAAACGGCTGACGGTAATGACCTGCGGCGCAGCCAGCGCGGCTCCGGAGCTTGCCAGGAGTAATAAAGAGATAATGATTTTTTTCAT